TACTCCTGTACAATAAATGGAGAAAAAATCCGCATCTATTCGCAGTTATAGGGCTTGTTCAAATATACTGTTGTATATGCATTATGTTGCATTGTAATACGACAAATATTTACTGGACAGTCCTATATATGCTCAATATTCCTATAACTTGTATCCGTTATTAATATAATGAACAATATTTTCAAGCTAATTCATAAAAACAAATGGAATGAGTTAAATAAGCAAATTAAACATAATAACAACTCATTAAACATAGCTGATGATAATGGTACCTATTTTATTAATTATGTAATATCGCACAATAAAATAAGCACAATATATTTACTAAATAACAAAAATATGAAACTAGATATACTAGATAATGATGGAAAAAGCATATTGTACATGCCAATAAAATTAAAATATAACCAAATGTTTAACGCGCTAATGAATCTAGATAATACATGCATTGGTATAAAACTAGTTAATTTTATAGATGAGTCACGTAATACACCACTGCATTACGCAACGCAATTTAACAATCAATATGTAATAAAATATCTAGTTGATAATAATGCTGATATAAATGCATGCAATTATATAAATGAAACTCCATTACATAATGCAACTAGATATTGCAACAATGAATTGTATGAATATATATTAGGAATAACTGGAATTAATATAAATGCAAAAAACAACGATGGAATATCAGCATTACATATTACAATATCATCAAGTAATACGTTAAAATTCAAAATGATAATCAATAAATGCGCGGATGTCAATATATTGGATAAAAATAAATTAACACCTATACATTATATAGTTAGAATGGATAATGATGATGCGTTTAACATTTTATTAAAATTAAAAAACAATGTTGATTATAATATACAAGATAATGCTGGAAATAGTCCATTGCATTATATAGTGTTTAATAACAAACATAATTATATACACAAGTTGCGTAATGATAATTTACTAAACAACATTAATTTAAATTTATTTAACGTTGATAATATGAATCCATTGAATGCTATATTACATATGTATGAATATAATGTAACCAACATAGAAACTATACGAATGTTATTAATAAACAGTAACATTAATATTAAAAATGCACACGGATATTCTTCGGCATGGTATTTAATAAAATTAAATATATGGAAACAATTTGTCAACGAATTGAAAGTTATTCGAATGGATATTTTTATGATTGTTAATAACAAGCGAATAATAGATTATGTCAATGATAAGGATATATGTGAATTAATAACAATCGTATCACACAGCTATTTGCATTTTTTACTTATAAAAAATGTTATTTGGAACAACGAATGGGAGAATGACTGTGTGAATAATAAACAACGTAAAAATGAGAGTTTGAAAATTATTTATGCACACATATATAATGCATATAAAAAAAATATGTCAATCACAACATATCCAAGACAATATAACATTATTAATGTAAATAATAAAACTATTAAAATGGATGTATGTACGTATATTGGATTACCAATTGATATTGTATCCGGATTAATATACATATTATCACAGCATACTATTGCAAGAATAATAATGTTTAATTATAACAATAGTGATATAAATAAAATTATACGTAAATATGACTCAACTGGAATAAAAATAGAGAATATTGATTTAATTTATTTTCAAATAATATGGTTCGATAAACAATTAATAATACCAACAGAAATGAACTCAATGTTAAATAAATATATGAGTAATAACTCGATAAAATATATTATAATACCATTATCAATAATGCTTTATGATAAAAGCCATCACAACTGCTTAATAATAGATATTAACAATAAAGAAATAGAACGATTCGAGCCCATTGGATTCGAGTTTCCCAATATACAGTACGAACCAGACAAACTAGATGACGAGTTAAAAAATATATTTAATTCATTTAAATATATATCACCAAAAGAATACATTCCCAAACTAGGATTCCAATCACTAGACGCAATCCAAAAGTCGTTTTGTGTTGGCGATCCACGTGGATTTTGTGCGGCATGGGTAATATGGTATATAGATATGCGTATGAAGCATTATTACATATCCAGGTATAAATTAATAAAAATATTATTCAGTGCTATAAATAACGCGGAATTATCACATCGATCGATAATACGAGAGTATTCGTTAAATATAACTAAGATTCGTGATAATATGCTTAAACAATCAAAATTAAACGTTAATGATATTGTTAATAACACATATACGACAAGTCAAATAGATATGTTAGCATTAAATATTAACAGTGAGTTAAGCAAGTACGATAATTAAAAATTGAAAATAATAATAAATATAGCAATATAACTATATTATATATATAAGTACTTGTATTATTAAAAAAACATGATTTATATGAGATGTCCAACATGCAATACATTATTGGGAAATCGAGAACTAGTATGGAATAAGGAGAAAGAAAAAATAATAAGTGATTTGAAAACGTCGATGTTGGAAAAAAGTGATTTACTTGCTAAATTAATACATACTATAGGAATTTCAAAAGATAGAATATGTTGCAAAATGAGAATAATGCTAACTGTTGATTATATTAATGATCTGCACGTAAAAACTCGACAATAAAATATATATTGATTATATTGATATATGACTGTTTAGTAAATATTTACTGGATCGTCCATATAAACATATTAAAATGATATATCTATAACAATAATAATGAGCAATTATTTATTTAATAAAACTCGCATACATAATACGTATGATAAATGCTACGTTAACAAAAAAAATAATGATTTTGCAAAATACATACATAATAATATTCGAAATATGACATTGGAAGAAATGAAATACATGGCACATAAAGTATTGGATTATCCTGACATTATTAAAATTTTGTATACATATGATATGCACAATTACGAATATAAAAACAATGATATATCTTTAAAAGATTTGGCAAATAAAATACATCATATATTGAAACATTATCAATATAAATCGGGGGGAAATTATATAGAAGATATACAATGGAATGTAAATAAACATAGTGACAATGATGTTTATTTTATAAATACCATCCAAAAAAAACATGTATGTGAAACTAAACAATATATTTCGGATATCGTTCATAAAATAAGTAATATATCGGATAAATATGAAATTACTTGTAAAATAAAAGAGAATAAAAAAAAACATATATGTTGGATAATTATACATGTGTATGTTAAAGGCACGTAATCAAGTGCGGTTAAGCGTTATTAAGTAGTGGTATGGGTATTAGTTTGGTAATAACATACATATTATTATGCAGTAATACATTATTATGTGAGTCAATTCCAACTTTTCCAATTGGATTATGTAAATCGATATCATAAACTATATTTGTTTCTGATCTGTACCAATATTCATGTGGCTCCGAATATTGATTATTTCTCAATAATTTAACAGCTTTTACTTTATACACTTTAACCGATATAATATGTGTATTTTTACTATTGTTCCCGGAATCAATTAGTACATCATCGCCAATATATTGTTTATATAGTTCCCCCATATGTTTATTAAATAAACTATGCTCGTCAAATTGAAAACAATTATATTTTTCGCTAATCATATTATGCTTTTTGAATAATATACAATCGATGGCAACTTCTTTCATAGCATCAAGAAAAGATGTAACTAATATGTTTTTACTCTGTGCAATATCATCTATCTTATAATCCGCGGATTGTTTTTTTTGGTGAATTGTTTTATATTTATATATGTCTACGAACCTATTTTTAGGTTCTAAATCTGAATGTGAGCAATGTCGTATAGCCCTACCAATAACTTGTTGATTTCGTGTATCATTCCAATGAGGTTCCATAATATGCAATTGTTTAATATTCCTAAAATTAATACCTTCCGAACCAGATATACTAAGCAACACGATTTTTATATGTTTGCCTTGATAGTTATCTGGAGAATTCGTTATTTCTAATAATTCTTTTTTAACATCATATGATTGTAATCCAGTATACTCAACATATCGCATATAATCGGTCTTGTGATCATTTATGTTTTTTGAAGAATATAAATTATATCCAATAGCATGTAAATATATTTTAAATATATCGAGCCCTTCCATAACAACGAATTTCGAAAAAACTATGATAATACCATTGGATTCATGTATGTTGAATAACATATTCATCATTTTTGGGGAAGATTTGTACAAAAGGTTATATGTTTCGGATTTTTTATTATTGCTATTGCAATAATTATAAAAATGTTTGTTAAATGTAGTTTTGAATGAATTGTAATCGTATTGTAAATCATGAGATGATTTGTTATCATAATCTATTTTTTCATTTACTAATTTTTTCAAAGCCACCATAAATATTTCAACTTCGTGTAAAAATCTATTTACCTGCTTTTTATCATCGGTACTAATGTTTTCATTATCACCACTATTTACAAAAACATCTATTGTATTATTGGTCGGTCTTGGTCGCTTTTTATGATTAATTGTGTCAGATATTTCAGGAAATGTAAAATTACATATTTGCTGCAACAATGGTAAGTATTTTTGTCGATTATTTTCTTTATCCGATAGGTAATCAAAGTAATCGTATATATTTTTTTGATGATCGCTCATTTTAACATTAACAATATGCTCTATTTTTTCGGCATATAACCCAGGTATAGACCCGGCGTAATATGATACCAATCCTAAAATACGTCGCTGAAATGAGTTTTTATGCTTACTGTTTATTATTTTGATCTTACCTGATTTTATATATATATCATTAAATTCACCTTCGTTGTTTGGGAATATATTATCTCTCATTAAATTAAATAATAATGCCAGTTCGAACGGCACATTAACAACTGGCGTAAATGACATACATATTAGTTTGTTACCATGCTCACTTACATCTTTTTTGATGTAATCATATATTTTTTTTGCTTTCATTGATGATTCCGATAAAATATTATTGTACACGTTATTAATGAAGTTGTGTACCTCATCTATGATATATAATCGTCGGCTATTAACAGATTTATTAATTTCTTCTATAAATTCTTTATGTGCGATAGGCGAATCATAACGAATAAATCGTATATTGCTAAAGTACTTGTCGAAATTAGATATTGTTGGTTTCATCCATCGATGTATGTCAGATAACCATGGATTATTTAGCAATGATGATTTAATCAATATAAAAACATCCCAGTCAGGTGTTTCCGTGAACAATGAATTATATATATTTAGTGCAGTAACTGTTTTACCTGATCCTAATCCATGATATACCAATATGCTTTTATGCGGACTGTTATAATCGAGTATGTTTGCTAAGAATTCTTGATATTTATGTATGGCTGGTGCTTTTGTGGATGTTGTGCACATATCACCATCCATTTTAATTTCATCTAAAATATAATCTTTAAAATTTTCGACTATCCATGATGGAAATAATTTGCCTTGCTTTTTTAAATCAACATATTTCGAATGATGTATGTTATATGTGTATTTAGTTGCTTTTTTTTGCATTCAATAAACTATACTATAACATAACAAAAATTGATGCTAAAACAATATAGTATATATTTGTGCTAATATTAATTAGTACTTTATTAATATAACTACCAAGCTGGCTAATAAAAATGCTACGTCGGCTAGATAAAAACACATTTACGAAATATAATGAATTGTATTTAAATAAAATAAATATTAATCGACTTCCAAATTTAATTGATTTTACGTGGTTAGTTAGTTTAAATTGCTCGCGTAATAATTTAATGGTTTTAAATATACTCCCGCCAAATTTGAAAATATTATCATGTTCACATAACCATATTACGGAATTACCAAAAATACCAAATGGATTAGAACATTTAATTTGCGTTAATAACAACATAAATGAAATAAATAACATTCCAGATACAGTACGTTTTTTAGATTGTCGATTTAATTGCATTAATGAATTTAAAAAATTTCCAGCAAAGCTAAAATATTTAAATTGTAAACATAATAAAATAAATAGAATATGTAACTTACCGCCTGAAGTAGAGTTTATGAATTGTTCTAACTGCTATCTTAGCTATGTTGACTATTTACCCGAACAAATGATTATATTCATTTGTAGCGATAATAAATTAACTGAGTTACCGCCCATGCATGATTTAGTGGAAGAAATTATATGCTCAAATAACGATATAAATATCATTACAAATTTATCTAAAAATCTCAATAGATTAGTTTGCGATTGCAATTATATAGAACATATTGATTTGTCGAGCACACACATTAAATCATTGTCGTGTGATGGCAATAATTTATCCGGTGAGTTTAATATTCATGCGTCCGTTGCTCATTTATCGTGCTGTCATAATCAGATAACAAGTATCAATATGCATTATGGTTTAGAGATTTTGAAATGTGGAGATAACAATATATCTGAACTTAATTACATACCACACTCATTATGTGAACTATATTGTGAAAATAATTACATTAATGAACTAAATAATCTCCCACCATATATTTTTAAATTATATTGCAGTGGAAACGCAATCATACATTTCGAACATCTTCCCGATAGCTTATTGGAACTAGATTGTAATTCGAATGTGATTGCTCAAATAGACAAATTACCATTGAATTTAATGGTACTATGCTGTGAAAATAATTACCTTGCTGAATTACCACCACTTCCAAATACATTGCGTGAGTTGCATTGCTCTGGCAATGCATTGTGGAACATCCCCAAATTACCGAATAATATTGAGATTATATATTGCTCACATAATAATTTAGAAATGATACATTTACCAAATAACATTACAATAGTAGATTGCTCACATAATAATATACGCTATATAACTACATTTAACTGCGATGTATTTGATTGCATATTCAATGCATTGAACTTGTTGGATTGTAGTAATAATAAATTAGAGCGATTACAAATATATAATAATGACATTATACAACCAATATATAGCTGTACTATTAATTGTTCGTATAACAACATCAATGATATACAAATAGAAGGGTATATATCATCATTACTGTGTAATTATAATAATCTAACAACTCTAACAATACCACATGATACAGTAGATGTTAATTGCTGTAACAATAAAATAGAGTATATAAACAACATGTCAGTTAATTTAATGAATCTATATTGCGATAATAATAAATTAACACATCTTCCTACGTTACCAAATATAATTAAATTAGTTCATATTGTTAATAATAGTATTACATCGTTAAATATATCGAGTGTTCAGCAATATTTTATATTGGCGTGTGACGGTAACAATATAATATATATTGATAATCTACCTACATTTACATTCACAATATTAAATCCAGTTAATTACATTAATATTCAGTTAATTAATACCATGTCGCACAAATTCAAAACTCATAAATCACCAACAATGTCAATGCATACACCAACGTTATTAAACATGATATTGTATTATATGTATGTGAATGACACCGCCATTGTTGCGGATGATATAACTATTAAAATCAACAAGCCATATAAATGTCATACATGTGGTTATATGTACCCAATCTTAAATTATTGCTCTATATTTGAAAATAAACATCGTATATTGTATGCTACATCATGCACTAAACAATGTTTCGATAAATTTATGTTAGCGAACGGTATATGTTAATAAATATTATTAATAATCAAATCGATTATTAATAATATTTTTATTCACTACAAATAAATATAACAATTAAATATGAATAATGATACGTTAATTATAGATCAGTTATCAAACAAACGGTATTTTGAAAATCCGCGAACGCTACAACATAATAACATAAATGATATGGTTGATTATGAAGACATATCAGAATATAACATATTTATTAATACTAGTGATAGAGATATGTCGGTATATAGTAGTCCATATGATGTAAAAGTAAAATTTAGTCCAAGTACCAGTTATTATCAACAGACCATTCATTACATTGATAGCGATATAAAAGGCCGAGGAACATATACAATTACAACATTAACTGGGGATATTGGAACACCTACGCCAAATATTCCAAAAGAGTTAACAAATGTTAAATATGTTTCTATTAATAGCGTGATAGTTCCTAAATATGTTCAATATGTCAAAGCTATAGAGCATTTGGATAGAACAACTATACGAGCGGTTATAAGTAAATATCGTACGATACATAGTAATTTTAGCACGGATGCATTAAAATACGACACATATATCACGGCTCGTCTAAATACTAACCCATATACATATACTAATAAAAAAGGTGATTTTGATGTAAATAAGATAGTCGATTTCGTGGAATATGCAACAACATCGATAACTCATTCATACGCGGGATTTCCTACTAGTATTGTTGCAACTACACCATATATGATGTATGAAAGTGGTGGTGTTATAACAAATGTTCAATACGTTCAGGGCACATATGATACATTAATATTAACAAAAACAGTTTATTTATACGATGCGTCCGATGATTTACTATGTGTAAGAGATGGTACAGATGTAGTTAAAAAATTCGATGATGGTAAGTTTATTTATTTATCCATATCATTTGATGTTAATGAGCATATGAGCTGGATAGATTTAGTTAATAATTGGAATTATGACTATTTATATACAGATCCGCCGACTAATCCAGTTGATTCCACTGAGAGAATTATAAGGATATATGACTCGGTTGACGATGTTAGATGCCATTGCGTCGCGAGCTCAACTTCTTTTAATCATCCTGAAGTAGCGACCGGTAATAAATTATCAACATATACTGTGTATAAACTGCACTATGTCGCAAATGGTAATAGCAATATATTCGATAATACTCCTTATTTGATTTTAGATATACCTGAACTAAATACAAATGAAAAATTAAGTACAAATGATGCATTTATAAATAATGGTTTTGCAATATTATATAAAAGTATGGATGCAAGTGATGATCATTATTCATGCAATATTCATATGAATTCTGTTAAATGGAGGAAAATAAATTTGTTTAATATTCGTACACTAACGTTCAGGTTACGCGATTATACTGGAAATTTAATAAATATTGTATTTAATGATACTGTTAATGAAACGACCGAATCACTCAATATTACATGTAATAACGTAAAAAATATATTACATCCGCTAAATATGAAGCATGCATGTACATATGTTATAAGTGCGGGTGTTATCGAAATAGAGCAAAATAGAATGATATCACATAAGAATTAATAATGTAGATAAATATAATTTAAATAATGATTAATCGTATTTGTTCTGATAAGAATATAAACACAATAACGAATGTTATTGTTAATAAAATAAATATACAAAGAACAGATGACTCGATTGAAAAATGTAAACGATATGTTAAAACTAAATTAATAGAATTACATAATGTGTTATATACGCGTAATAAACAAAGTGATCCAGACACATATATAAAAACTCTAAACAATTATTGCATACGGCAATGTATAATAGATTTTAATGATTTACGACAACAACATTCACATACCAATATTAAATCTAAACCTAACGTGTCTTTCGATACTCGATTGGATAGTATTGATGTTATGCATCGTAATAAAGATATTCATACAGATATTGATGAATTAGTAAAACAAATGGATGCTCAGCGAAACGAAGAAATAAATAATATTAATTCATCGACACAAAATAAGAATTCACAAGAAGATCAACCCGACATAAATGAGTTGGTAAAACAAATGGAGGCATCACGAAATGAATTATTATCAACTACACACGAAGCTCCATCAGATATCCAACAAAAAACACAAGATCAGTCAATGACAATTGATCATAATATTATACATACGATTGTGTCGAATCAAATAAATATGTTACGTGATGGATTAAAAAGTGAAATAATAAATGAGTTACAAATCCAAAAAAATGCAAATAGCAAAATAATCATTTCGAATGAATCAATAATATTAAGCAGTGAAAATGGTATATTAGATGATAACGTATTAACATATAATTTTTCGAAAACTATTAATAATGCAAGTGACATATTTGTCAATTATATTGATGTAACTAAGCAAAGTATTGTAGTGGATATTAATAATAATACTATTTGTATTGGTGATAGTGATAATATATTAAACAATGGAACATATCGTATATATGATTTGTTGATCAACCTATCAAATATATTTAGCAAAGAGTGTATAAATATGACGTGTGTAAATGATATAATTAAATTGCAAAGGGATGATATTTTTACAATAAAAGGGAACATATTAAAAGATATTGGGTTTGATAAAAATATATATGACGGTGTATATGATATAGAATCAGTGCACAAATTAAGCGCGTTTGACAATATTGAAGTATATTTGAAAAATATTAGCGATAAATACCCGATTGTGAAAATAAATAACTATCATACAACCGCTTCTAATTTCAATTTGGACAGTGATATTGAAATTAATAAAATAGAACTTAGCACAAATGTGAATTTGTGCTTAATTAAATTTATGATGTCACTTAATATTATAATTAAACAACCGTATTCGAGTTAAATATATTTACCATGCATGCTATTAATTGCATTTTAACATCGTTATTTTGACATGCTTCCGCATAATGATTACATACGATCGCGATGTAATTTATAATAATATTTGCATTATACTCTTGCACATTTTTTTCGTTAATATCTACTAATGTATTAAGCAAACATATTAATATATCTGTTGCATTATATCCAATGTCTAATTGTTTGGTTGCTATTAATAAAACATTCTTGAAATTATTATTGTAACAATTGTGTATTAATTGTAACATATCACTGTTAATTGTGTCGCGGGTTGTCATGTCTTTATTAGATGCGGTGATTTGCAGAGCATTTATACATTTTCGGATATCGTATTTTGAATTTTTAATGATAGTTTGCAAAGTTTTTTTGCTTATATTAATATTTTCATTACGGCATATGAATTCAAGTCGATACAATATTCCAGGCATATAGTTGCTATTATATTTAATTATTGTACATTTGCTTTGTATTAATTCAATTATTTCATACAGTCGATTGCATGTAAATGCGAATCGCACACTATTATAATATCGATCGATCAATACACTGATTAATTTTTGTGCCTTTTTTGTTATATTGTCAGCTTCGTCCAATATTATTATTTTATGTCGTGAATATAAATGTTTTTCATCTATTGGTATGTCCATTTTCTTCTTGCAAAATGTCGTAATGTATTCATATACTGTTTTAACGCCTCGATCATCCGACGCATTTAATTCCAACGAGTTACTTTGTCCATATTTGCCGAATAGTATGTTTTTAATGCACTTAATCGTAGTTGTTTTTCCCGTTCCATATTCACCAGTTATTATAATATTTGGCATGTTTTTAGTTTCTATAATATGACTGAGCTTTAATTTGACACAGTCATTTAATATAATATCATCAAATGACGATGGTCGATATTTTTCTATCCACGTAATTTCATTCATCTATTTGTGGATATATTTATAATAATGTAAATAATATGTACATATTTAGTAACATTCAATTTTTATTTAATTGTTAAGTTCAATGTACACACTCGGCGAATACATATCAAACACCATAAATGATGATGATAATATCATTGATACAAGCATTATTTCGAGTTTTGTTATACACTCTATTGGTAAATAATATAATGTAATATATGATATTATGAACATGAATATGTATTTAAATAGTCGCTTTTTAATTTCAATTGCGTTTGGTTTATTGTTCATTATAGGACTGTCCAGTAAATATCCGCTATATTATAATGTAACATAATACATAATCAGCATACATATTCCGAACAAATCCTATAACTGCATAGATTGCTCGTTGATAAAATTGCCAATAGGAAAGATTAAAGGATATACCAACAGATTATTTAAAAATCAATCATACTCAAAAGTATCACTAATATGTAACGAAAATAAAATACCAATATCATTAAAAGTTGTTGAAGGAACGATACATGATAGTATGGTATTAAATGATAATATCAATGATATCATTACAAATAATATTAATGTGCATAATAAAAATTTAATAGCGGATAGAGGTTATTATGATAATAAACCATTCAAATTATGTAATAAATATAAGTTAAATGCACATATTTGCAGAAAGAAACGAACATCATTTGAACACCGAAATAAATTTATTAATCGAATTAATAATAATACAAACAAACACAGAGTGAAAATAGAACATATGTTTGCAACATTAAAGCAAAATAAATCAATTGCGCTGAACTATTCAAAAAAAATTAATATATTTTATAATTTTGTTTATTTATCTTTTATATTATTACATATTCGTTGTTAATTAATAACAAATATGTATGATAAATGTCATATATTTATAAAATCGGTGATGAACAAATATACTATCCACTAACGTATATATATTTATTTGTTTATATTATACTATTAATATAATATAAACAAACAACTTATTTACTGGACAGTCCATATATATATATATATATATATATATATATATATATTCAACATTCTTGGCATAAATAAATGTGTGTAAATAAATATATAAAATTATAGATTTAATATGGCACATCCTATCGATATACAAAGCGAATTATCTGAAGATACTATTATATCTACTCAAAAATATGCATGCATATCATTTTTACCACCAAATGATACATGTACAAGAGGCGGTGTTAAACTTCGTGGATCGTATGCTACCTTAGAAGAGGCTCAAAAAAGAGCACAATATCTTCAAAAAGTAGATCCTGGATTTGATATATATATTAGTGAGGTTGGTAAATGGCTACCATGCCACCCTAATCCGAATGATATAGAAGATCAGGAATATGCTGATCGTGAATTGAACCAATTGATGAAAGAATATAAAAAGACAATGGAAAATTCAAAGGAGCATCACGAACAAAGAAAGTTCGAGATGTTGAAATCGGCAAAGCAACAACTGAAACAAAGCGACAGCGATGATCGTATAAATAAACGTCGTGAAAAACTTAGAAAAAAATTAGAGAATCGTAAAAAGACTGATGATGGTGGAGATAACGATGATGTGAATAAACAGTTAGATGAGTTGTATAAAAAATATCAAGATGAACAAAATACAACAGATAATAAATCAAAATTAGAAAATAATATAGATACGATTAATTCAACCATTAATGCGGAGAAACAGGAATTAAAAGACAACGAAGATAAATTGAAACAAATACACGATAATTTAGCTAAAATTAAAAAAGAATATAGAACGTAATTTATTAGAGCAAATTCGAAATATTGTTATATTTCGAATCCGCTTAGCGCCTACGTCGTTGGCTGTTTGGTTGGCGGCTGGTAGCAACTGTGTCGGTTTGGCCAGCCAACGTATTGTCGCGCATCTTACTTACTGATGCGTCATAGCCGGGAGAAGAACCAGTTATACCATCAGAAGGAACCCGCCCCATATTCATTAATTGCGACGCTGTCGGTGGCGTACCAACAGACTGTGTATGTTGCTTCTGTGACTGCTTCTGTGACTGCTTCTGTGACTGCTTCTGTGACTGCTTCTGTGACTGCTTCTGTGACCGCTTCTTTTTCAGTTTCTTTTGTTTGACCACAACTGATACATCAACAGGTATCGCCACAGGTGTCGCCTCAGGTGTCGCCTCAGGTGTCGCCTCAGGTGTCGCCTCATGTATCGCCACAGTATGCTCGACACGTCGACCGCCTACAGTGTCGAAAAAAGCATCCCACGATATACCAGGATACTCTTCGTCGGCATTCTTGTTGTCACCCGCAACAGGTTGATCGACAACAACAGGTAGTACCGCAACAGGTGGTTCAGCAACCGATGGTATCGTATCATGCGTAACGGTCGTATCATGTCTAAGCTTATTGCGAAGTGTTGTAGCCGACGGTATATATCTATATATTTTGCCAATTTCGACGCCTGTTGACGCCGCAACCGGTTTGGCAATCACAACTTTGTCGGCTTCTTCGGCGGCTTCGTCTTCTTCGGCTTCTTCGTCTTCTTCGTCTTCATCGTCAGCACGTGTATTACATATCAAACATAATCCGTGAGTACCATAGATGTATTCTGATTTGCAATTTTTGCAAAATTGCGCATGTGCAGTGATGGTATTTCCCATCACAACGCCGATTTTCATTGCACGACATAGCTTATTAAACAGATTCTTCTCGATGACATAGTTGCATATGCGTGCAGGCACATCAAATGTAACAGTTCGAAAGTCACAACGGTCAGTCAGGCATGGATAGGTTGCTTTGGCGACTTCATTTAATCGATGTACTTCTGTACACTCATCACATGACAATGAACCTCTCAGATCACACCATACACACGCATCGGCATTAATCTGTGTCGTTAAGCTGTTGACAACCCATGTGCCGTCGTGAACGCTCATTGGATCGGTGTATAGCATGTGCTCTAGTGTGTCGCATTGAGATAGCTCTTGTGGGGTGAGATAGTCCAACAGGAAATTCCTGCGAAAGAATGCAATAGAACACATATCCGGTACAAATTCAACCTTCTCGTAGTGTTCCCCTAAACCAGATTTAATCATTCGGACGGATACCTCAAAGCAGATTGCGCATCTCATAGATTGTACGCCGTCTGGTATTGAACATACACAGGTAATTTCACGATGACAACATACGCAACGCCATTTAACGGACTCCTCAGTGCAATCACGTTCAGACTGAAGTTGTGTAGTTGATGTAGTGTCAAATGTTGGTGGCATACTACCAAATACAAAATCACCGTCATATTCGCCGTCATCTTCGCCTACCTCATCCGCCCAATGACCGTCACACATATTTACTGGTTTATGTGGAGCAGGTGGGCACGTTGGCTCCGCGAACTGTATCGGAGCTAGTGGCGTTGCTTGTTGTGGATCGGCGCGATCAACCATGCCTGCTTTCTTTGGTGCGGGTGGTGTGTGAGGTACAACTGGTTGCGTTGGTGTTTTCGGAGAAGACGATGCACCAGATTCTGTACTTAATGCTCCCTGCTCCGAACCGTCATACGCGCCCGGTTCTACTGGTCGAACTGGTGCGACAGCTGGTTTCACCTGTTTGTACTGTTGTCCATCAACAAGCATGTCGTTGAGCTCCGGCACACGCCCGAGATATTCTTTAATGGTATCTTCGGCGATACCATCGGCGATAGCAATGCTTACCACATTGTTGAACAACTCCCGAGGGGTGATGACCGGACGAACATATTTATAATGAACACGCCCGCATGTCCTGTTGCTACATACGCATTCAAACTCTGGACACTTCATACGGAATTGCTCAAGTGCTCGATTTAATGCTTGTGCACACGCGCGATTGTAGCCTTCTGGATGCGTCATTGCATCTGAATGGTAACCAATGCAACGAATACCACCAGGACATTCGCGTTCACCTTGTTCAACAATACGTTGCCAACGAATGGTATTATAAGCAATCATCTCCAACTGTACATACATGGGCATACGTAGCATGCCGATACGTTTATTGCCGTGGTTACGGGCAACCACGGCCATCTGTGCGGTGTACCATTTCGCATGGATGGGCAATGTGCCATCGTGTACGGCACCACTCCAGCTTTCAACATTGTCCAAAATGTATTTTTTCACATCACTGCGGGAAGTTCCGTACATCTTTTCAAACGATGGTGGCGTGGTATTGGGTTGAACTGGTACACCCGCGCTCGATTGCGCCACCACGCTCGGTTGTGATGCCACGCTCGGTTGTGATGCCTCTCCCGATGGCGATGCCACGCTCGGTTGTGATGCCTCTCCCGATGGCGATGCCACGCTCGGTGGTGATGCCTCTCCCGATGGCGATGCCACGCTCGGTGGTGATGCCGCTCTCCATTGCGATAACCTGGATAGTATATCGCCAATCCCACTCCCGACGCGCTCAACTCGAAACCCGTCGGGACCACTCGTAAACATGCGTGTATTGCGAAACATGCTACTCAGTAGCTTAGTGGTAAATTTGAATTCGTTAAAATGAATTAACAAACTTTAATACAGAATGTATACGGTTACTAATTTCAATTTTTTCACCCAATATGCACACCATAAAAACATATAGTATTTTATGACAAAAAAAATTTTCTAAACAAATAATATATAATCAATAACTTAAATCATGGGAGCATTGGTACAACTAGTTGCATACGGCACTCAAGATGTATATTTGACTGGGCAACCGGTAATTACATTTTTCAAGAATATTTACAGAAGACATACAAATTTTGCAATTGAATGCATTGAACATTCGTTCAGCGGAACCCCGGATTTTGGAAGGAAATGCACAGCGAATATTTTGAGAAATGGTGATTTGGTTACACGCATGTATTTAATGTGCAAGTTGCCAGAAATCAGAGCAACATTACAAACATCCGATGAAACCGTATCGGCATTGAACTCAACGATGTCGAAGGCAATTAAAGAAATTTTAAAGGTAGCTTGGGTTAGACGTGTTGGACATGCTTTAATTAACTCTGTCGAATTGACAATTGGCGGGTCCAAGATCGATAAGCATTACGGTGATTGGTTGAACATTTGGTACGAATTGTCAGAAGATAACTCGCATGAAGTCGGTTACGCTAAGATGATTGGTGATATTAAGGAATTGACTGAATTACAAGATGCATATGCAACAACATCATCGACATCAACCGCAGTCAAACCAGAATACACATTGTACATTCCATTGCAATTTACATTCTGTCGAAATACTGGATTGGCATTGCCATTGATTGCATTACAATATCATGAGGTACGTGTTGATTTTGAATTTAAGAACATTAGTGAATTACTCGTTACCAACAGCTATTCAACATTCAACGCAAACAATACATTGAAGATTCAAAATGCTAGTTTGTTAGTTGACTACATTTTCTTGGATGCGGAAGAGCGACGCAGATTCGCACAAATGTCGCATGAATATTTGATTGAACAATTGCAATTCACTGGAGAGGAATCCGTAACAGGCCTACGCACCAAACATAAGCTTGGCTTTAATCATCCAACAAAGGAACTCGTATGGGCATTGAAGAATGGTAATTTCTTGGGCAATAAATTCTTGGCATACACTCATCAAAATGACTGGACAGGCGCCGTTAATGAAGCAGCATATAATTTGGTACTTGGCTCATTGAACATCAGCGGTACAAAGGACGCTACATTGGGTAGATTATCGACACAAGCCGCCGTTACAAATACATGGATCGAGCTAACTGAAACGGATGGTGGCGGTACTCCAGTGTATCAACAAAATAATACGTTGGCAGCAGAACTAACTACCGCTGGATTTACTGACTTATCAATAACCGTATCAATGGATCGTGCTGGAGATGGCTCAGGAACTGCGGTTGCTGTTAGCGAAGGTCCTGCACTTATGTTGAATGTAAAGTCGCTGATCAAGAATAATTTGAGCTTATTGTCAAAGGTATCCGAAATTCATATTACGATTAAGGCGGCACCAGAATCGTCAAATACAAAAATTGTTGCATCGATTACATACATTTCACACAAGATTGAATTGCGTGATATTAGCAGTCCATTGAGCGCATGGACGGATACAAGAACGGCATATGGTAAATTGTTGGACACAACAGTATATCAACATCATAACTACGGCATCTTATTAGATGGATCAGCTAATCCTGTATCAACTGCGCTTTTGCAATTCAATGGCAATGACCGTATGGATGCGCGTGCTGGTGGATACTTTAACTATGTACAACCATATCAACATCATACGGCAACACCCTGTGATGGCATTAACGTGTATTCGTTTGCATTGAAACCAGAAGATCATCAGCCATCCGGTACAGCAAATCTATCAAGAATCGACTCTGTTCAATTAACAATGTCTTATTTGGACTCAACTAAGAAGTCGGATGACACGTATACAATTGACGTTGTAAATGACAACAGTAAGTTGTATATTTTTGCATTCTCTTACAATGTATTGCGTATTATGTCTGGTATGGGTGGCCTTGCATATGCTAGTTAAATTACTTATTTATTTAGGGAATTATTATACCAATAATAATTCTCCAAAATGTTTATTTGCGATCGAAAATATTTTATATAAATATATAATATAAAAATATAAACATGTCAGGTAAAATATCTAATTTTATGTGCTCAACCGAATGTCTATGTGCATTTATATGTATGATTATTGTCACCGTCATTGCATTCTTTGTACTTAAAAAGCAACATGATAACGATGATGAAGAATATACTCAAAATACCATGTATAAAGACATATTATATTCGTCAATAGGCGGTGTTATTGCTGGTGTTATTACATATTTTATATGCTCATACAATAAGTCTGATAATATGGACTGTGATTTCATTTCAATATATTCATCTGATATGTCGCCATTCAATCCACACCGGATCAGCGAATTGGAATTAAATGGACGTAAATACTATTTAAAATGCGATGATATGGAAAGCGTTATGTCTAGCTTTACCGCATGGTAGTGTGCTTTTTATGGCAAATTAGTTGATTAATACAATAACCAATTAATTCGCATTACAATGCATTATTTAATACTCTATAGCAATTATAGAAATATTATGTATGCATATATAAAATGAAGTGTAAACACGTTAGACTAAACACACATAATCCCACTATATATAACATACATAACGACAATTTTAATTCATTCGTAAAAAATCGCAACAACATCGATTTTAAAAAAAAACAATTACATGAATTGAATACGCAATTATATGAATACAAAAAGGATATATATACGAATATCAAGCAAATAACATCGATTAAGGATCAAATAAGTAAAATATGTAATGATATCAATGACATCGAAAATAATAAAACAGAGATGCATTATTATGCGCTAGTTAGCAATATATTAATAGATTATTTTGACGGCAGTATATTACCAAATACTACATCCGATGATACCGTATTAGGTAATATTACTAGTATCCAAACGCAATGTATAAATAAAGCAACGTTGCTTAACGAATATAACAATATATTACAGAACAAAAATAACATATATGCATCACTTATATATAGCACATATTGTAACTGCATCGATGGTACTGCATTGCATGATTTGACAACTGGTTATATTATATGTAATAAATGCGGTAACTCCACTCGCATTTTTATGGATGCAGATGTATTAAATTATAAGGATAATATTCAAGAAAAACCCAACTATCCATATAAACGGATTAATCATTTTAATGAGTGGGTTACACAGCTTCAAGCAAAGGAGAGTATTGATATTCCTCAAGAGGTTTATAAAAATATTTTAAATGAACTTAAAAAAAATAGGATATATGACATCAAAAATCTAACTATAGAGCGTGTTAAAAAGCTATTAAAGACACTTAAATATAATCAATATTACGAGCATATACCACATATTATAAGCAATATAAACGGCATACCACCACCTAGGATATCGAGAGATGATGAAACAAAGTTAAAGGATATGTTTAGGCAAATACAGGTGCCGTTTGAAAAACATAAGCCGTGTAATCGCATTAATTTCTTGAGCTATTCGTATGTGCTAAATAAAATGTGTAGGCTTATTGGTTTGCATACGGAGTCATCTTGGTTTACGTTACTGAAAAGCCGCGAAAAACTGCGTAACCAAGACATTATATGGAAAAAAATATGCAACGAGCTTGATTGGGAGTTCTATCCAAGCATTTAATAGATACATGTATTACCGATAATAGCTTATTTGTAATACATACGCATGGCATTGTATGAACGATATTAGATGACGTTGAGTGGGTTAGAATGTATGGCATACATGCCATAAATGATTCATACCACATCACATGTCATCGCGACACGTTACATGTCATCAATCGCATTTGCCTACGTATGTTGAAAATTGGCTACGTATAGAATAATTTTGCTACACCCCCCTTAAGATTTCTACACCCCCCTTAAGATTTCTACATACCGGCTAAAATTTTACATACCTGTTAAAAATATATAGTATGATATATCTCAATATAAAGAAATGTTTTTAACATTAATATACAAATGAATTCTATCAAGTCAATTTTATTTGACGGATATAATATAAACGTGTACGGAACGTCGTTAGATCCATTATTCAGTTGCGCTCATATATCCAAAATTACAAATAACCCCACCATATTAGATAACTTGTCTAAATATAAGCAACTTCGAGAAGTTGTTGTATGCGACGTTATTGGTGCGAGTAATAAAATGCGAAGTAAAAATATGTTTACATTAAGTGGTATAATTCGGTATTGTATGTCAACAAAAAAATATAGGATGCGATTATTATTATTAACAATTTTAACCAAATTTAAAAAACAAATAATAACAGATATATGCAATGATATCGAGAAAAAATATATGGACATGTACAACGAAACCAATTCGTACGTGATAATGCATAATTATGAACGATGTAATGTAATATATATACTTCATATCAATACCGTCGATGGTATGTTATTAATAAAAATAGGAAATACACACGATATATCGCGACGGTATGCACAATTAAAATATAAATTCCGCAATGAATCAACGCCATACATAAAACAACTACATGAATGCTATCATCATATACAATTTGAGCGATTCATACACTGTCATCCGTACTTACACAAACTTAAAATCCGCTATGAGCAATCCAACCATACACCATCGAAAGAAACATATATGGTCGATGATGATGAATATGAACATATAATAAAAATAATAGATAATAATATCGATAAATTTAGAACACATTCCCACGTTGATATTGATAAACTAATCGATGACGAAAACATAAACGCGACATTGTATAATGACATGCAAATAAAAGTTGAAAAAGAACAAACAGATGAAATAATAAACAAAAAAATAAGCAATGTGCGTGAAGAAACTGAACGCGACGTGCGATGCCAAATTGCGAATACATTAATGTGCAAAGATCCAATAATAAACTCAAGGAGCAAAAAAATACATAAATACGATCCAACTACATTTAAATTAGTCAAAGTATATCCGAATATGAATGAGTGTAGAAAGGATAATAATAACCACAAACAGCTCAAAATACATGCTGATAATAATACTATATACAACGGCCATAGGTGGTTAATTGTACAACCAAACACGCCCAATGTAGCACAGCATTTAGAACCAACGGTCAATGCGGATAAAAACGCGGACATTGTATTAAATGTATTTTACGCCAAATTAAATAAAGATGGAACGGAAATATTATCGGTGTATCCATCACAGGTATCGTTAGGTGTTTCGATAGGTTACAGTAAAAAAGTAGCAATGTCTCGCATTTCCGCATGTATAAAAAACGACCAAGTTATATTTAATATGTACAAAGCCAAAAAATACAATGATTGTTCAGATGAATTAAGAGCACACTACGAGCTAAAATACGGAGAGCCCGATAAATCTACAATAGGTAAATCGACAACTAAAGTAAAATGCATAAATACAATTAATAATACAGAAACTATATATCGCAGTATGGAACACGCATACGTATCATTAAATATTAGTTCAACGACGCTCAGTAAATACATTAAAAACGGAACAATATATTGTGGTATGAAATTCGAAAAAGTCACAAAAAATAACAATGCACCTGAAAATATCAAACCAGATATGTTTATAAAACTTGATGAACGTGTTTTACTAAAAAACGAACCGATCATCAAACTGGATAAAGATAAAAAAGTATGTGATGCGTATAGAAACGTTGAAATAGCGTCTAAAAAAACCGGTAAAAAAATAGGAACACTATACAGACTAGCAAACGAGCAATTTAAAGCCCGTGATAATCATTATTATATATATTTATTAAACATATCGAAAAAGTACAATCATGAGATAATTGATTTTATGCACATATATTGACTACGTATATGTTTGAATTTATATTATTACATAATAATATAAATCAAATGGGTAATTGTGTAAATTGCGACAGTCCGAAAGAACCATTGGATTTTTTCAATATATCGAAAGACCGTTCAACAATATTATCGGAAAAAATATTAAATCGGCAAATTCCAAAAAATCCCAATGTTAGTGAGTCAAATTTTTATACATTATTCGATATAGACCATTCTATATTTCATATTAATAAATTCCCATGTCCAACAAAATATATTTTATCACGTGGTTCAGCGGTAACATTAAATGAATATAATAAAGAATTGTTCAATGCAATAAAAATATATAGCGAGATGATTGGATTATTACTATCATGTGAGGATAGTACCGATCACGATTCATCAAACTCGGTGGTAAATGAATTATTTGATAAACATGTTAACATTGCAATTGAATTGCAATTTAATATATTATTTAAATTGGATTTGGCACAAAAAAAAGAAATGATCAAACATTATTTTAATATGATTGATAACTACCATAAGCGACTAGTTGACCGCGATGGTCAAAATTATGAAACTGTAGGACTTAATCTTCAATTAATATGGCACTCTGAATTTGGCAAACAATATTTGTTAAAAGTAGATGATTGGCTAAACACAACATCTACACGAGAAACACAGGATATATTTAAAAAGTATATAAACTCGTTAACAACTGTACTTACACGTATTCCGGACACACAAACAATCAATATGGACGTTATGACCGATCCAATTATGCAAAAATATGTAAGGGGTGTATACAATGAATATAACGAAGAAAGTGTAAATGCAACTATAATTGCAATTATATTTAATATAAAAGATCACATATTTAATAATTTTTTTATAACAAAATACAATTGTAATGAATGGTATATTGAAAACAGAAACATACACTTTAACATACATAATAGTAGTGATATAATATCGGCATTATTGCGTAATTATGAAGCATTAATTAATCAAATACTAGAAGATCATCTGATTGATAAATTACCGCTAAATTTAAGCAAATCCGAACTTGAAAAATATAACACACATATCCCCAAATTTAGAGAATATATCGACATATTGAACAAAATAAAAGATAATCAAATAATAAAAGTACCCTCGGATTTTTTATCAAATAACGACATACAAACGACATATAAAATTAATATGATTGACGATACACGTTCAGATAGATTATTACATATACAACCGACCACGCGACAATATGGGGGGACTGCATTCTATTGCGATAGCACGCACGTATGTAATGTTGATGATAATCCATCAAGTATCAAGAAAAGTTCTGGTGAAGCTTTATTAAAATTTGGACCAAATTGTTGTGTTAAAGAATACATAAAAAAGGATGTACCGGAATATGACGATTTAAAACAGGTATTAGAACCATATGTTCATGTACGTGAACCAGAAAATGAATCATGTTATCAAGAATATGAACGTTTGAAAAAGGTATATGATTTAAAACTAAATCTAACAACTCCGTATATATGTCACCATTGTTATTTCGAAATACCGTATTTTGAAATGATGCGTGCGTCAAAAACATTAGAATCAATTATACGATGTAGAAGAAATAAACGAAATATTATATCAGAATGTATAGATAGTTCATTATATAAAATAGCGCTATTATCTCAATATATGTCACATAATGATATTAAAATGAATAATATAATGATAGTATCTATTTCAAATGATGAAATAATAATTTTCATAATAGATTTCGGAATGTCACAATGGATAGATAAATATTTATCAGGCGGGTATAATAAATATAAGTACAAATATATTAAATACAAAAATAAATACGCTATTTTGAAAAAATAGGAACACTATACAGACCATCAAACGAGCAAATTAAAGCCGTGATAATCATTATTATTAGTTACATTGATATTAACATAACTAATAATTAAAGCCAACTTTTTTACAGTTTAAGTTGTTAAGTCGTTTATGTCTGAACTATACACATGCAACCATACCATTTGCATCGTAGTAACCACATGATTTGCTATGATAAGGCGCACATATCATTGAACCGATTGGAAATTTGTTATGATACGTATGCCTGGTTTTATATTGATTATATGCATATAATATTTTACTGCATTGTATATGTAGAAAATTACGATCTTTCTTTGCGCCAACGTGTTGGTTTGCGAAATAAACCAGTTCCAACTGGCGTTTGTTGATGAGTAGTTGGTTTTGGTGGGTTCAAAAAATCTTGATACACTTTATTATGTACATCATCTAAATACATAATACATAGTTGTTTATAATCTTCATATGGCTCAGCCCCCAGACTATTTATAAAATCGGCGCATTGTTGGATCAACTCATTAATAAACGTATCTGCATCACCAGATGCGACCGCATCGTCATACAACAGATCAGCTGAATAATGTGATAATCCGTAATATGTTGTCGTTTTATCAACAGATGTTGCATATTCGACAGTAACATAATATTTGTATAAAGGAATTAATTTATATTTACATTCACGCTCTTTGTATCCGTATACAAATGCGTCATTAGTTTTAAGTTGTTTTCCGAACATTGTATTCATATCAACATATTGAGTCATTTTCGCATATAATTCTGGTTCGGTATCTTTGTCCGGATATATTGTTCTATGTTTATCAAATGCATCACGAACATCAGGTGTAATTAAAGAATAATGTGCCATATCATGTAGTATAGGATATGCACTCGTTTTGTTTATCGCGCGATTATATAATTTTTCACAACCATGATAATATACGCGTTGTCCATTACGCTCACCATATGTTGGATGAGTTGCGCGATTATATTTTTGTGTATTCGTCTCACATATTTTATACAATATATCATGTTGTATATCAATTTCGCGTATAGGCAATTTACCAATTGAACTACTTTGTATATTAATTGAATTATAATAATGACGTGCTGTATTTATACCCCATAATTTAAACCATGTGTCGATTAAAAACGCAGGTATTGTTGGTAATACAGATACGTTTTCATGAACGCATCTTGGAAACGGTTCTCTGAATAACTGTCCTATTTTTTCTCCGCTATACATATCCACATATGGATATTCAATTACGGCAAATACATCACTAACCGTAATATTATAAAAAGTACTAAGCATATTATTATTCTTAATTAATATACTTATTACTCCAGTCATAAATCGCTCCCATAATAATTCTTTTATTGGAGATACGCCAGTTGCATGTGTTTCTATTTTCGGTATCTCAACACTAGTTGCAAAAATATCATCACGCTCAGTATGCATATTTGTTTGAAATAAATAAGGGACACCTACGCCTTTAACATCAAATAATAGTTTTTGATTACGTGTTTCGAAATTAATATACGCCATAACAGTTCGAGCACAATTAGGCGGTCGAATCATAGTGACTGGCCATGATCGACCACATAACGCAAAATTAGTAGCTAACTTGATGTCAAGCGCATCCATATATTCATCCGTGATTGGAACAACTGTTTCATCCACAGTTATTCGCTTTAAATTAGTAGTCATATATTTAATATTTTGGTTGGACATTAGCATTCCATTATTTAGTAAATCAGTTTTCAGTTGATCTTGTGTAACTGTATCGGTAACATTAATATCAAATCCAATATATTGACATAAATATTTCAAAGTATTAAAATTTATTGTTAATATAGATGGTTGACGTACATTCGGCACGATATAAATATCATCTTTGAATAACTTAAATTGCGAATTCGTAATTATGTGTCTACATTTATCATTATATTCTTGCTCGAAATCAGGTGGTAATATACCATCATCAGTAAAAATTGGCCAATAAGATTCGCCAGTAAAATCCATTTTTTGCTGAATGCTGTCACATTTACGTAATGTTCCATTATAAAAAGGGTCATAAGTACCACCTCGATGCACTAACTGTGTGTATTTTGATTTATATTTTATATATTTATCATAATAATGTATTTGCATTATATGTAATGTAAATACATTATAATTATGTAGCGATACAACTTATAAAATGTTTATATTTACCACAACCGCACAATATAAAACCGTTTTGTACTCCACACGATTTACCAAATTTAGGAGCACACGTATTATCGCACACATAATTCGCATATCTCAACCCATTTCCTGGTTCAGTGGTTGATTGTTTAAAATAACTAGACATTGTGTATATATTAAATTTTTATATATAATTTAATTGTGATGGGTAAATGTTATACTTTGTATTTCTTTGATAACGTATTCGCTACTACATTGTAATGTACATAAATTATAATTATGTAGCGGAACAACTTAAGTTATCTTTATTGTCATTACAACCGCACATTATAAAACCGTATTGACTACCACACGACTTACCATACATATGCGTATCATACACCTGAGTACAATACGTACTACATACATTATCTGGATGCTTATTTGTAAAAATTGAAGTGGTTGTAGTTTCCAAATGATTCGACATTGTGTATTATATTATAAATTTATATATATAATTTAATTGGTACTGTGAAAATATTATCATTTGTATTTCTTTAATAACGTATTCGCTACTGCATTATATGTTGTGTACATAAATTATAATTATGTAGTTGTGTAACTTAATTCATTTTTATTTTCATTACACACGCATACTACGTAACCGGATGAAGTCGAAGTGCATCGTTTACAATAATTAGGTAAACAATAACGGTCGCATGTATGTCTGTTTGCAATTGTTACACTTTGTATTTCTTTGATAACATATCCGCTACCGCATTTTCATGTCGATAAATATGATACAAGTTAACTTTATTAAACCGCGTTAAAATGTGTTTTACGGCAGTGTGTATTTTTAGTAAATTAACCGACTTGACAACATACACTCCATTTAATTGATTTATTACTAATTTAGAATCACCGTATATATCAATATAATCTAAATCACCCATATTATTAATCAGTATCAACAGTCCTCTATATAATGCATAATACTCCATATAATTATTTGTTTTTCCCTTGCATGTTCCATAATATTTAATTTCATTATCACCATACATAATTACACCTCCATACCCACAATAATTATTACTAACAGCTCCATCAAAATACAAAGTAATTCGCATGAATATAATGATAAATATATTATAATGAATGTATTTATAATATAATGGATGAAAAAAACAACTTTTTTAGCACACATACCATATTAAATGGTAATGTTTCACCATTCATGCCAGACCAAAAACGATACAGTGCATACACACGAACCGTGCATAAAATGGATTTCAGTAACCATAGTGATTTTAATTCTATATCTGATTGTATTATACCCAATCACGGTGATTTATTAGGCAGGTTAACATTAGTTATAAACTTACCAGAAGTGCAATTGCAACGAACGAATCAAGATCCGTTTAATATAAGTACATATAACAAGCTAGTAACCGACCGATCTAAAGTAACGACATTTATGAGCCATAATCTTGGTGGATATCGGCTAATTGAGAATGAATATAAAGTAGCTAATATAACATTATCTACAATGAAAACTAACGTAACATCGTATTTCAACGCGATTACTAATTACGCAACTGATGAAACAAATTATCAAGGGGTTTTAAATGATTATGTAATATCGAGCACCGACATATATACATCGACTAAATATAACAGCAACTATGAATGTACGCCTGGTGAATCAACTATAATAGGTAACTTATTTACAGCAACAAATATAAAATCTATCGCAACTAATCCATTAATAACAACAAAAGCGCATCTATTACAACAGGCGAGATATATGTACAATATGTCTAGATTGGTTGTGAAATACTTTTATGATAAATATATCACACAGACATCCGCAAAACAAACTGCTGAGAGCAATATCGCTAAATTCGCATGGGTTGATAATGTAGGCAATGTGGCAATCAGTGAAATCAAATTTTATATAGGAGATAAACTAATTACAACGTATGATACTAATTATATTTATATACATGCACAATTACATAACAATCATCATACTAAATATTTATATGACTATATGATAGGAAATACACATAATTTAATAACATATAATAACACTAAAAAAAATAGTCGATTATTATACATACCACTACCGACATGGTTTCAAAATAACCCATCGAATTATTTACCATTATTTTTACTAAAAAACACAAATATTCGATTACAAATAAAATTTAACGCATATGAAAAATGCTGTTATTCGAACACAGATGTTAATTGGACTGTTAATATGCATTCATATATATACGTCGAATATATGCATATAACACAGGATGAAAAAAATAGATTTAAAAACGCGGATATAAAATACATAATTGAACAGGTTAATATTCACAAATATAACAATATCATGAACAGCAATTTTATACAAAAATTAGACTTTAAATCATTTATCAAAGATATATATTGGGTACTCGTTAAAAAGTCACAAACGCAAAACACTAACAAACAAACAAAAACAAACATGCTCGATTATACATGTAATACAGGTGTACACCCAATAACCAAACATAAAATCATTATAAATGATACGTTATTGGTTCCGGATAATTTAACAACTAATTACTATAATTCATTAATACCAATTATAAAGTATAATAAAAGCATATCTGATGGTATAAACATATATACGTTTGCCATATATCCAACCATAATTCAACCATCAGGATTATGTAATTTCGATTATGCAAATAACTGCAATATTCACTTCAACACTACGCTACATAATGATGATGTTATATTGTATATATATACAGTACATTACAATATACTACGTTTTGTAAATGGAGAAGCTATAGCTAAAATGATATAATTAACAAAAAATTGATAAACTAATGTATTAAAGTAATCAACAGTATAACTATATATTTACGCACCAAATAAATAATGAATATCTCGAAGTTATCTAACATATATATCAAATATGCTTGCAAAGATACATTTATAATATTAAAACCAGGTTCATATAACGATACGCGGGGTACATATTATATATCTGAAAGTGTGTTTACCGATATAAAAACAACGTTTAGCAGTAAATACAAATTACGCAAATCAATCAATAAAATTCGTAAATTTAGAAACATAATATCAAACAATGACGAAATTATGTTAATTCATCAAATACATAACGAAATATATGATAATATGTATGTTGGTGTATATTATCAACAAAACACGAATAGCTATAAAATACCATCGCTAATGAATTATCACGAAGAAATTGAGCAGATTAAATATACATATAATGATAACAACATTAGTATAAATTTCATCACGGAGAACAAAAACAATCATATCGAAATTATAATAAATACATTTGATTCTGATTATGATGCTATTACTCAATTACTAAATAATTTATCAACAACTGACTTTTTCAACATAACTTTTTTAACAAACACAAACAAAATCGCAATTAAAAAACCATAGAACAATATACCATATGCGGAAACAATACCATTAACCGGATTTACGATGTTAATATATTTACCAATAAATGTTTTAACAGATTCTATTGACATTATGTAAAAAATTATCGTTAGCAATATAATGTCATATAACATCGTAAATTTAATTGGTTCGTTCGTATTATTAACACAAGTTGCATCAGCATCATCATTAACATTATCATCATTAACATCATGTGTGTTAAATTCTTCGTGAATGATATTATCGTTTATATTTTGGGCAAGTGTATCTAACTCATTACCATTGTTATTATTTTGCTCAAACATACCGTCTGTGGGTATGAAGTTAGTTTGCGGTTGCTGGAACGTTGCATTTGGTGTTTCTTGTGGATGTACTGCGCCACGTAGCATATTAATATCAGTGCCTAACATTATATAGTTGTTTATCAATGTCTATATTATATTAATAATTGACAAATTATAATCATTTAACAAACTAAGCAGTGCGCTTTTTTCGTGGCTGTCTTTTCTTCTTAATTTTTATATGCTGATCACTTTCATCCGAATTATTAGATTTATTATTATTATCGTTATTATTATCATTATTAGATTTATTATTATTATCGTTATTATTATCGTTATTATTATCGTTAATAATATCATCATCAATCTGGCTAACTGATAGCTCATTGACACGGGTATCCGTTAATTTCGATGCAATATTATTTTTAATTTCATCGCTTACAGAAAAATTCCATTTAACATCATTTAAATCAATTTCTACGTCATCATCATGTACTGATACGCGCATATCTTTATTTGCGTTATTAACGTTATTTACGACATTGTCTGTCAAATTCGGTTGCTGGTTATTCGATACATAGTAATATTTGTAATAAATAAAGCAACCTAAAACTAAGCATATTACGACAATTGTGATTTTAACATATGCATTGTTAAATGTATCAAAAAAACTACTAATTGATGATGTAGTTGGTTGTATGTTATATACTGGAATGTCCATTTATTATATTATACAACAGCAAAAAATAAACAATGTTTTTACGAATATTAAAAATACATGTAAAAACAATTTAGCATTAAGCATACCACTCGGATAAATCCAGTATGTAAAATTGAAATCTCTTTTCTACATGATCTTTAAAAACGTCACTGACATGTGATATTCTGGAACATATTGACTGATTATCATGAAAATGTTTTTTTAGTACTTTAAGTAATTTATGTAATAACTCTAGTGACATATTTATTTTTAAATATGCTTTGTCAAATAACTTATGAATATACTCCAAAATAGTGTCATTGTCGATGATCATATTTTTGCTGAGTTCTCCGATAAATATTATATATCCCATCCAATATTTCTTTTTATCATCGTCGAAATCCGATTCTATTATGTTATATAATTCGTTATACAATTCATTGCAATTATATATTAGCATTGATTTAAACGACAATTGATCTAAAAAACAGTCGGACGGATCCTCGGATGATATATCTATGCTATCAGAAGACATATCACGCGTAAACTTACGTTGACCAATACAACCACATATTGATTCGCTCAAATCAACGCACATTTGGCAGTATATAACAACATATAATGATTCGTTCGAAGATTTCGCAATAAGCTTACTAACAAGTATCTTGATGGCATGTGCATTGTTAATATTCAAATCTATTATATCGCATGTAATTTTTTCAAAATTTTTCTCAGACAATGCATTCAATAGCTTAGTTACGCTCTTGATAAGTTCTTCTTCATGAGTGAATGTCTTTCCTCTTGATAATGGAGACCCTTTGCATATTTTATAGCCATCTGTGCGAAGTATATCTAATGGCAACACATTCCTAGGCAACTGTCTGTTGATAGATATGTTATCAATCAACCGTGGCAATGATTGTTTATTATTACTTATATAATCAACGATTTCGCATGGTATATACACAGATCGTTTATGTACAAAGTATTTCTTAAAAATATCATCATTCATCTGTAATACAATGTAATAATTATATAATATCACATTATATTATTATATGTTATACATATCAATTTTACTATTTCGCCATCTTCCTGAACACATAGCATTTATATAATTTCATTAAATCATATGCGCAATTATTAACAACGTTATTGTTGTAGAAACCGGATGCATTAACTGCCGGTTTCTTAATTACTTCGTTAGTTTCATATTCAGCTGTGTTTATAAAATAATTTCTATTTTGAATATAAATATCCTCGAACAAAAATTCATCATACAAAAACATATTGCATTTGTCACGCATGTCTTTTATAATTGTTTTTCTATCAACGATATATTCGGTCACCGTTTCATTTGATATGAATGGGTTATATACATTAATAGCTAACCCATATTTATTATCAGTCGACGTGTATTTTTTGACAATTTGAGACAAATATATTTTATCACCTGATTCATCAACATAATATATATTATGATTATCACCATTCTCAAATATTTTATAAAGTTGCTCAGAATCAAATACACTGCATACGAAAAACCCATTTTTATTTAAGCTATTGTTAATATTATCACAACAAGTGTTCCATATTACTTCGTTTTGAAATAAATAATGAATAGCAAAAAATGAATTTATAACATCAAATTTAAATTTACTTTTGTTGAAGTACGTATCAAGAATATGCCGACACTGTTTGTTTATATTATTACCCAAAAACTGTTGTTGATTATCTGTCGTTAGTAATAGCCCCGGATTAGCGTGCAGAAACATCATTTCAGGAACGATTTTGTGCTTTTTTTGAAGTTTTTTATATCTATTATCAGCGGAGTCTAATGACGTATATAACCCATCATAACAAACATCAATACCAACTAATTTTTTGATATTCGCATAATAGTATTTATCGATATCCCCACCTCTTCCCACACCAAGATCTAACACGTATTTATCACTAGAATATATCTGTATGCCTGAATTTTTAATCCAATTATTAAACCGACGCATATCTTGTATAAAATCAGTTACTTTTTGATAATATGTATTTGGTGGTTGATGTACTGTATGACGATGCGGTTTACGACCAGTATCGGCGCGTAAATGCGTTACTTTACTTAACAACTGATTTTTATGTTCATCATATCTATTATCTTTGGATAATATCTCGAAATCATCGGTTTCTATCGAATTTTCAATACTCCTCCATATTCTATAAGATACTCTACTTCCGTTTCCATAATTTTTTCTATATTTATTAACTAGTTCGGTTTTATCATATCGAGTTTTTGTCGGGATCCATCTAAAATGTTCATCTGCAATTTTATTGTAATAAAATTCAACAACCGTTTTATCGCATATTATATTGCCTTGTATGTCTCTTACAATACCACTATCATTTATTTTCAAATATACATAATGATTATTTAATTCCTTTTGAAATAATATTGGTCGTTCTGCATTATTATAATGCTCACTCACGTGCAATAAACAAATGCAATATAATTGCGTTGCATATGTATTATTAATATTGTTGTTATCATTATCATTACCACATGCATTATTGTATATCTTTTGTACATTGTTGTTTATGTCTTTTTTGAAAATTATATAAAAATCTATTGTATTTTTGTATATCGGTTTCCATTTTAGTTCACTATGTATATTTTTAGCATCGCCATGTACTGCATATTCTTGTTCAACTGGATGATATACTAATCCATCAAGAGTATATAACGATTTATGTTGATATATATTCCACATCATTGAAGAATATTTAAAAATTTCATTTTCACAAAATCCATACACATCAATAAAATATTTACGGTGAATTAATATCGAATTATTATTTGTTTCTAAATTATTTTTCAATTGCATTATATACGTATTAATTGACTTTTCGTGGTAATTTAATAATTCATCAATGGTATTTGTTTTTTTAGTAAAATGCTCTATTTTATTGTTCAACATAAATACATTTTTAATAATGTCGTCAATTTTATCTAATCGATTATTAAAATTCTTGTCTAACATCATTGAAACACCTTTGTAAAATAAACAATCAAACGATAAAAACACTCGCTTGTTATATTTGCTTATATAAATTAGTTCGCCATCCAATATGGTTCCATTATATGATTTATCAGCTAACCCATATGAGGTCTTTGTAATTTCCATATTATCCGATATTATATAAATGTGATTATTACAAATGATCATGAAGCACCTATCACCATCAGCTTTATCAGTAACTGCATATGTTGTTAATAAATCACCAAACATATTTTGTATTTCGAGCGATACAACCGATCGCTTATATAAAGTTTTTAATGATGTATCGTTAATATTCAGCATTTTTCGATATACTCCTAATACAATATTGGATTCAGACATGCTAATAATTATATTATTCGATTGTAATAGCTTTATCATTTTAATAATAATATCGTTAATGGTTGGTATATATTTATTTATTGACTTGTTTGATTTTTTACCAATATCTATTTCTATTTCGTATGTTGGTGTTGAATCATATATATTTAATATATTATCTGACATATTTACATACGTTACGTCGACAACGATATGTATGTCATCATTGTTCAATATTATAAAGCTACTTCGCTTTTTTAATCGATATGAAATTAATTTATTATCAATAGTGGTACTATTCATTAATTTTAATAAATCTTGTTTTGATAACTGCTCTTCCGACGATACACGTATTCTAAAATTATACTCGTCGACGTCAAATACATTTTCTGGCGTTCTGAATTTATGAATAATCTTTATGTTACTATCCGCATTTAATTTTTTTAATGTATTTGTATATATTACGCAATTAGGTTTATTTTTCATGTTGTTAATATATCGCTCGTAATTATCAATACTTATGCGATAATTATGAAATTTTTTGTAATTGTACGATATATCAAGAGTATTTGTGTGTGAAATTTCTCCAATATTTATAATTTTAGATAAAACTGTTAATACATATACGAATTTTTTATAGTTAATATTGTTTATTCCATGTCGATAGTTTCCCATCATTATTTCTAATTCGTTGGTTTTTATGAGATTATTAATGTATTGTTCTAATTGAGAGCAATAAATATTCGTAATATGTTCGTCGCATGTAGGTTCCATTATATGTTCGTCTAAAACTGGGTGGATTATATAATTATATATGAATATAAACACATATATTGTTATGGTATCATTTTCAATTTTACTCGCATATTGGTACCAATAATATATTAATATTATATATCCATCAACATGCCGTTATTACGGAAAGATGATATTAGTAAAGAGATGATAAATAATAGAGTTATAAAAGACAATGTTGTTCAAGTTGGCCTTGATAAAATGTTATATTACACAGACATTAAGAGAATAAGTAAATACATAAATATAAGCATATTCGATGCAAGTGAATGTTGCTTATGGACAGGATATATAACCAACATAAATAACAGTGAAAAGGGAAGATATATAAACTTTTATTTACGAAGAAAAAAATACGCATTACATCGATTACTATTTGCTAATTTTAAAAGTACTCTTTGTAATAATGAATATATTAAGTTTTCGTGTAATAATAAAGGTATTTGTTGCAATGTAAACCATATGCAAAAGTATACATATACAAAAAATAAAAAGCTAACGAATGATTATAATAAGAATAATGTAAATAGTAATAACATATACGATGATAATAATGAATTTGTTATAAAAAAACCAGCTAATAATATTCGACGCGTGTCTAGCTTTACGATTGAGTTTTAGTTGCGAATATTAGCTCTAGTTTAACTTTTTCTGATGGTAATATTGTTATAGGTGAATCGGTGCTAACAAGGGTAAATATGTTTTCTTTGTTCATTTATATTATATAATTATATAATGAATGTAGATACAATACGAAATTTAATTACAGATTCGTTAGAATATTATGATAAGTGTCTAATAAGGAACGATACGCACGATATGGTGAATTTTATAAAATCGATGCCATATGCGGATGCTAAAAAAGATATATTATTAATGCAGAACGAAAACAATACTGATTTGTTGATATATGATGCTGAAATAATAGCAATTGTTGATTTTAGGAATAAAATATTACGACACGCTTGGGGCGAGGTTACAGTCAAAAACAATATTACACAAACATCTCGTCGAGCTCTAATGTATGGATTGGATATCAATGATAATATGAACCCATATGCAACATACCTAAAAAAAAAATTAATAACGCCATATGTTAAAGTGTATAAAACATTAAACATCGAAATTACAATATCGATTCTCGCATATTTAATGAAATGCACGAATATATATTTATATACTTCGCCGAAACATGTACCAGATCAGCCACAATTATATTATTATTTAGCAGTATATAAACCATGTAAAGAAAATGTGCAATATGTTAATACAATACTAAAGCGAAATAAAGCGAAATAAATAAGTTAATACGTTACGAAGTTTCACACATCGCAATGTAATGAAAATTATTTTCAACTTCGCTACAATATCTATTAGATACGTGGGTTATATTACGTACTAATAATTTATATATATAGTCATACGAATTGCTATTCACGTTAACATACATATCGCGCACAAAATGTTCATCTTTAAATTTAATATAAATTGAATAATCTACAACACTTTCTACATTGCCAACAATTATATCGTTCACTGATTTTCCATTTATATCGTCACCATCGCATTTCACTAATATGTATACGTTATCGAAATCGCACGATAATGTGTTTTTATATGGTATATCCTCTTCTTTTATATATGACTTGGTTGTTATTTTATTTACATCATCACTAATATTAACATGAATATATGTGTGTATTAATTTGGAATATAACATTTCTGTAAGTATGTCGAGTGTTATTGAAACTGGTTCAAAAGTTGGTTTTTCCTTATTACCATTGGTGTTGTTAATTTTGTAAAATATTAATGCAACATCGCCAATTATCGGTTCTTTGTTATTAGACATATAATTAGCAACCCTATTCAAATTTTCATGAAAATATGTTACATTGCGAATATCCCAATCAACATAACACATTTGACATAAATATTCATGATCTTCATAACAATTTATTGTTGTAATTCGATATGTATTTTCTTTGTTTATTACATATCCAATATATCCACACATTTCATCTATTGTCGTTTCCTTAAAACTAGTTAATCCATTTAATAATGTATGTAATTTTATTTTTGAACGATCGTTAATATTATTTTCAAAATATATGTTATTTTTATTGAGAAAGCATATATTGAACATTGAATGGATTAATTATGTTATACATAATAATATCAATAAATCTATATGTTAATTCATTTATATTAGCTCATCAATATAATCTGACAATATGATATAAATAATAATGGTTGTGTAATGAATAATACGATATATAAGCTCCATAAATATTTGCATAAAAAAAATACTTGTCACGATAATCGTAGGTATGTTGATAAATTAAATAGCTACTCCGACAAATATATATGTGCATATAATAATGCAATTTGGAATAATATGTACCAACCGAATGTTAAGCAATTTGGAGGATATATAATCGATATAATCGATATAATTGATGCGGATAATAAACAATTAAAAAGTTGTATAGATTCGTTAAAAATATTAATACGAACATCGTCAATAACAAATGCAGGTACTGGTTCATCGTCATCGATTAATACTATTATTAATGTATTCGGACACCCTATTACAATTCCGTTGTATGATGATTATCGTAAAAATACCATCGAATTGCTACAACGAAGTCAACATGTGCACCCGATAACATGCAAATTCGTTAATGACCGTGTAAAACAAGTTGGTGACCATATCAAAACAATAATGAATACAGTTAAAAAAGTAGCACGTTTGTTCATAAGTAAACAATCAGAACTCACCGAAGATGACAATAATATTAGGACATGTTCAATATTAATAATATTAGAAATATTATGCAAATCATATACAAACGAATCATTTGTAGTTAATCAAGAGATAGACCGAATAACAAAGGATACTGAAAAACGAAAAAAGCAAACACAACAACACCATCAACAATCTAAGACGAGTAATCCACCTTTATCAAAAACAGATATATTACACAATTTTTCAAAATATTATGAATATTGTAGCGCACATTTTTCCAACTTAGCTGATAATATGTTCAAACATTTGGGAATTGCCCACATAACAACGACCAAACGTGGACAATATGAATATCAATGTGTCAAATGCGGTGCAGTAAATACAACAGGTGCTGTATACTGTGCGTGTGATGCAAGTAGTGCCGATTGTCCTACAAAACCACCTGAATTCATGTGCATACAATGTATATGTGATCATTTTACGGATAAAACACCATTAAATATTAATGTATCACTATTACAAGAGCATATCGAACAGTATGATGATATTCATTTTATGGAAGAACCCGTTGACACATTATTACATAAAATAGATAAACAACATAGTAAAAATATATTAACACGATTAATATATTGCCATGAATGTAAAGCAACCAGTTCAATTAGATACATACGGGATGGTATTAGCAGATATATTAAATATTGTCACAATTCAAATGAATATGGTGTAACTGCAACAAATATAATTGGAATATGTACTAGCTGTTTATTATTATCTAAAAGTGAATACAATTGCATAATATGGCAAGGCGCATCAGAAGGCGCAACCGCGCCTATTACGCAAATAGCAAATGAAACATATCAACAATACGTAAGATATATTATGAAAAGTGAGATTTGTTCAGTTATACAAAGAGACGTATTAAATGCGATCAATGTTGATGGACTATTCAATTATATTGTACATGGGCCAACCGGATGCGGAAAATCAGTAATAATAATAATTGAAGCATATTTGGCACATTTGCGTGAAGAAACATGTATTGTTATGGAACCTACGCGAATATTAGCAAAGCAAATGTATGATAAAATAGTTAATGGATTTACGGACATTATTTTTAACTCGGCGATGAACGATCATAGAGCAGTAAATGATTTACGCCGTGATCCTGAAGGATCTAACCAGCGAATAAGAACATTTGTTTTATCACGCGTGTTTTTAATAACCGGTATGACAGATCAATCTGTTGTTGATAATTGTTATGCTTCAACAGGGAGCCGTATCATAGTTTGTACTGAAGATAAGTTTTTAGAGGGTACGTTAAAACAACAAGTTCTCGATATGTCAGATCAGTCCATCGATCAAAATTATCCATACACACGATATCCAATAGATTTAACAATTATGTTGGATGAAATACATTTAGGATATAAATGCACAATTGCATTTTGTATGTTAACACAGGTTCGAATAATCGGTTTATCCGGAACTATTGCAAATATAGATATACTTACTCAGATATTAACTTACGATAACACTCAGCCGCAAATATTTAGCATGACCTCAAGAATAAATTCGAGATTAATAAATGTTATTAATGCAAGCAGACAAGCAAACGACTCTTTTATCGATGATCGAGCGGTTATCGAATCATTTAGAAGTGTCATTGATAAAGTACCCACAAATCGATTAATTTTACATACTCCATTAAAACATTTAGGTAGAGTAATCGCGTCATCATATGGAGGGGAACCGATAAATTCTGATATACCAGATGATGTACAAAATGAGATTGTTCGTCGTTTTAATAGTGATGCGCCTGAACAAATGTTTATAATTGGGTCTAATAAATTAATATGGGGTTTTGATTCAATTGGGCAAACCATATGCACATTCGATATAGGACAATATCACAGATTATCAGACATTGATTTAATGCAATTGGCCGGTCGAGCAGGTCGTAAATTTGGAGATATATCATATGTAGTTATTGCGTGCCCGAGTTTTTCGGCATTACGATCGCGAGCAAGTACGTGTATGAACAAAATAAGTAAACCTATCGAGGACTACGATACTACTGCGCAAACGATATTATACATGATGATTAATACACAACTTGATTTTAATTCAGCAACCGAATATACATTCCATTGTTATGAAAAAGGCGGCATCGATGTCGAAAATACATATTACGCAACAATTATTGAATCATTCCAACGTATTGGATGGATTTTCCCAACAGATGACACATATACATTAACACCAAAAGCAACATCTACGTTTGGAGAGCATACTAAATTACCAATCAAACTAATATGTGAGACATATGAATATTTAATAAATAGGCAATACGAAAAATCATTCACACATGTAATAAATAAATCCTTTGAAAAAATATCAAGCAAAATAGATAAATTATTGCATAATAAACATGATAAACAGGGTAATAATATCAGTGTGTTCGCAAATTGCATAAATTTACTCCACGAACCGCATACAGATGCATTATATATTTTATCTGAAAATATGATCGGTTCGGAAATATACGAAATTATCGTTGTTTTTAACGTTGTTGCTAAATCAATGGTTCGATCTAATGAAATTACGGACATGTACCAACACATATACACGACAATGATAAGTCAAGTACGTCATGCTAAAAAACATTTCACGGACATGCCTATTGAAATGTTTCCCAACGAAATTATTATACATACATTCGACGATTTCATGATTTTTGTTCAATCACTTAAATGAGCATGTAAATAGGTGCTAATAAATGCTTTGAATTTATGAATTGTTATTGGTTTAATTATAAAGTCATTCATACCGGCTTTTATAACATCGTTTTTTACTTCTGGACTACCCGATAACCCAACTATATATGAATTGTTTATCTTGTTATTTTTCTCAAACTCTCTTATTTTAGCAGTTAATTCAATGCCATTGATTTCCGGCATAATTACATCTGTAACTATTAAATGTATGTGCTGATTATTGTTATGCATTTGTATGTATTTTTCATATGCATATTTACCATTTAGACATATGTGTATGTTTAGTTGGTCGCATAATAGATAGTTATGTACGTTAAACATGTTACATAATACATTGCAACATAATTGATTGTCATCTACTATTATGATATTACACTCGTTGGTCATGTGTGTAAATGGCGTTGTATGTGTCGATTCCATTGATATATCATCAACATATTTTAATTTAAATGACAAGTGTGTAACCATATTCAATACGTGTATATGCCCATTTAATAACTTTATCAAATGATTCATCATTAATATATCACTGCATGCACTCGTTTTTCGTTGACGTTGTGATAAAATATTAGTAATTTTAAACAATTTCAATATCTCTTCGCTCAAATCATTATACTCTATCATTATGTTGATATTTGCAATATCATCAACAATTGTTATTGCATCGATATGAAATTTGATAATATTATTACGCATTTGTATTGCGTAATCACCATCACCATTTATTGGTATATTTGCACCAGTTATATACTTCAACACACAATTTAATATTTGATGCAATCTATGTTGATCACATATTACGATTAAATCATGATAATCCGAGTTATTTATATAACTAATATTGCTATATTCATTTACGATATGGTGAATTTCATTTATTATATTAATAGATGAGTTAGATAACTTAAACGAGCTCATATATATGTTACTTAGATCGCTGATATTCAATATCGATTTTTCAATTTTTAATGCAGATGTATATGTGTTTATTAATTCACTGTAACAATTACTATTTTCTAATTCTGGTAATATTATATTCAGTTCGTTAAGTACTTCGTGACAAAGAATTGGTAAAAGCTTGATATCATTATTATGCTCTAATCGGTATAACAAATTATGCTTATTTTCTATATCGACGAGCGAATGCTTAATATATTTGTATTCGGTCGATTGTGATATATATACTTTAAATAACTCGATATCATTGCCATTACTAATTTTTATGTATGGTTTTTTGTTAATGTAATCTGTATTAAATATATCATACGGATGGTTAATTATATTATTTATATGTCTGTTATACAATCGGTCAACGTCTCCATATACATTCACAATTTGATCGTGGTTATTTAATTTTAAATAAACGTCATTGAACTTATTAACGATATTGTTTATGATGTGTTTGTTAATAATATTATCGGCTGATTTTATTTCAATACATAATGCATACGCATTATTATATTGTATGTTTGAGTAAATTAGAATTAACATATTCATTGGTGTGTTTGTCCTACGATTCGTAATTTCGATAATTGTATAATATTGGTTTATTGTAGATTGCCTACTTTTTATACGGTCATATAAAAAAAATCGCATATTTTTCTTGTCAATGTCGTTATTAAACAAGTCATATAATCGCGTTCCAATAAGTTCATTATTTTCATAACCTATGTTATTAAAATTACCAAATATTTTGTGGATAACATACTTTAAATCACATTCTATGTACAATATGTTATAATCTCTCCATATATCTTCGTATGTATATCCTATGTACTGATTCGGTATGTCGGTAGATGGAGAGTGTTGTAGTTGTACTGGCGATGTACAATCATGAGGGTAAATCCGAGATTGGTGCTTATTGTTGTATGAGTGATAACATATATACACAATGCACGATAAAGGGGATATAATTATACTATATGGCTTTGGGATAACATAACTTACGATACATATTAAAATTAATGCACAATTTATGATGTGATTTAACATATGTATTAATATAAATATAAGTATACATTTTATGCAGATATATGGTATGCAAATAAGTTATAATATAACATGATTCAGTATGCTTGAATTTAGATGGTTATTTGTACACGTTTATTATACATGATGGTGTATGTTATTTTAATTCGCTAAAATGAGTTATATGTATGTGTTATTCAATATGGGTTAATATTATTTTAATTATGAACATAGTCAAAATAATATTTACATGTCCGTTATTTTATTGTAATGATGCATTACTTTTTTAATTTCTAATGATAAATGAGTTCGTCGTTCAACATATTCAGCAGACTCGATGAAATCTTTTTCTGTTATACCAATGTAATTAATTGCACAATCATATGCATCATTTATGACCGGGTCTAAAATACGCAATTTAATCATATTGGACATATACTCTGTAAATGCAATTTCACTACGTAAATGTGCGCGGCAACTATCACAAAATACATCGTCAATATTATATTTCAAATTACTAATAATACAATTTCCAATTATCGCCCACATATCACATATCGTCGAGTGTATCGTGTGTATAATAGTGCGTCGTAAATGCTCAAATCGATTCAATACCAACGGTGGTAATGTATCAAATATGGCATTGATATTTTCTTCAAAACATCTAATATCCATACCACTATGTTCAAGTTCCAGTATATATGCATACAGTCGCGCATATATCGAATGGTTTGTATATAACTCATTCGTAGCATAATTTTTTTGATATTGTTCAATAAATATATTTTTATCTTTGTAACTTAGTACATATGCATCTTTAATCTGTTTATGTATGCATGTAATAACATTTTTAATATCGATTTCTTTAACCGGTGTTCCTAACGCAATATACTCTTTATCGAGTAGTTCTAATTTGCTTTTAATTTTATCAATTACGATTGGTTTCCATTCTTTCTCAATATAATTACTGTATAGTGTATCTAACCGCTTAACTAAATTATTTATTGTTATATTTTGTAATATTATGTCTTCTTCTTTTTTATGTGAGTCTGGAATACCACTTATAATATTATCGTGAAACCACGCAACTTCGTGTTTGTCATTTTCCTTCAAACTATATTTATCATCATGAGTTCTATTCACAACCGCGACATATCCGCTAAAATGTAAATCAATTATTTCATCAGATGTCTGTAATAATCGATTAATTAATAATTCAGAGATATTAATTGGCTGAATGCGGTCGGCCATCGTCAGTGCGAGTACGCTGTTTTCTTCCATTTTCATTTCTTTTATTAACGCAATACTTTGACAACTTGTTAGTCTAGTTATTGTTGCCGGTACAACGCATAATACTATTGTATTTCGTTCTCGTAAATATTGTTTACTTAATTCTAGTGTTTGTGTTGCATTTTCTGGTGGATATGATACTATTCCAGGTAAATCGAAAAATTCAAATACCGGCAACCCTGGTTCTGTTATATTTATTATAATCTCGTCTGCCGAAATACCATCTTTTATTTTGTCTAAATATGACTTAACCATACCATATATTTTTTGTTTATCCGTAATTTTGGTAAATGTGTTTTTATAGATAATGCTATATGATGGTTCATCTCCATTATTTAATTTAAGGTGAATTGGGCATTTTGTACATATGCTACTACCTCTTGGAAATATTTGACATTTTGTTATATTTTCCAGCAAACATGACTTGCCGGCGGATTCATTACCAATTACAATCACTCTGGGTAACACATATTCTTTGCTACAATCATTTCCAAATAATTCGGTAATGGTATTTTTTATTTTTCCAAATATGCTATTATTTAGCTGCGTAAATATATTAACACCTGCGAAAAAGTTTGATTTTTTTGCTTTAGTTGATGTGTTAAACCACGACATTATTTTCAGATATGTGTTAAATATTAATTAATTAACATGCATTATAATATATTATCATATCGTAACAATATCAATTTTTCAGCAACACACGATATATTATTATATTTCGTATGATGGCTTATGTCTCGTCGGTCTGTGTGGCTGTTTCCGTCAAAACATGCGATGAATCGGACGGGCGACATTTGTCACCGCAACGCGAGCATAGCACATCAACAGGTTGCGCAACGACATGTGTCATTCGTTGAAAGTTGCGCTCAACCGACTGGTCTAGCAATAAAGATACTATGGTGATTGCTATTTTGCACAAAGTCGTTGCACCGTAACCTGTTTGCGCATCTGTTTGCACATCTGTACATATATCACAAAATCGTCGACTGAGCATCACGTCAATCGCACTCTGGACAAGAGGGGTGTCTCCAATATCGCCTGTTATTTTAGCACGTATCGATATACTAAGGATAGTCATGCGCAACTGAAACAACATATCTGGTGGAAAGATGCTACGGCAATTTTCGCATTCTAGCAAATGATCGATATAATATAGCGTACTTAAGTAATCCATCGGGAAAACACCAGCTTCTAATGTAGTGTACGTAAATGAAATGGCGCGAACAACGCGTCCATCTTCGAAATACGCGAGAACCGCGTACCAATCCGCATACACAGTCAATTTGGTATATATGGTATTGCCGTAAACATACGTGACGTTACAAGGAGCACCTGTAACTTCAATTTCGTCTAGCATGTCAAATCTATTGTTTGGTGGCGGAGGTTCCCATGTATCCTTCACACCAACGAACGATTCGACAAAATTACCAACACTCTGCGGACACTTACTCAGCGGTTCAGGTGTCTCCGCACCAGCACAGTCTATGCATAGCAAGTCATCACCGAACGATTCAGCAAAACAATCAGCACACCGCGGACACATACACTGCGATTCGTGTTTGTCAACATTCATTTCGCATATTAATTGTATTTCAGTAACAACACCATCCTCGGCGTTACATTCTTGTGGCAATTGGCTAATTGCGTCATCGAGCATCATCGATAACAGGCCGTAGTCGCATTCGCACGTTGATGTGGGCATGTTTTCATATATTTTTTCGACGATAGCTTTACGATACTCGCGCATGAATTCAGGCATTTCTGGTGGTATTTGCGGGTCACACGCAACTTTACAAAAGCATAGTTTATGAACATCACTAGATGGACACTCGTCCAACATACCAATCAACTTCGACATTCGTTTCTTAAGACATGATCGACATGAGCATGTTGTGTCATACGGTAATACATCACCGTCGACACAACACGAGTGATCAGCACGATTCCTTAAATGGCGCACCGCAACTGCTCATTGCTTAGTAATCTTAGTGGTGAATTTGAATTCGTTAAAATGAATTAGATGGAATTTATACACATCGTATAAATTCTATTTATTCAATTTTTTTAATCAACCACTTCCATTTCACCAGTATCACCAGTATCACCAGTATCACCGTCATCATTCACATTAGCATCTGCCGGTGGCGCTGCCGATATTGTATCGTTATCATCAACGCTAATACCCAATCGAATCATTTTATGTATAACATCTGCATATTGCTTTGGATTTTTCAAAGTAAATCCGGATACCATTAGTGATGTTTCATAAAGCAATCTAATAAGATCATGTACGGTGCGATCTGCATTATCTTCATCAAATCTCTTTTTAATAGTTTTTATTATTCCATCGTTTGGATTTATTTCAAGTGTTTTCTTTGATATCATATACGATGACATTCCCGGATCTCGTAATGCTTGTGCCTTCATAACTTGTTCCATACGAGCGCTCCAGCCATGCTCACCTGTTGTAATAATGCATGGATAATCTATTAATTTATCTGACAATATTACTTTTTCTACGTCATCCCCTAATATTTCCTTTATTTTGTCGCATATCTTTTTATACATCTCTTCATTTGATTTTTTCGAAGCCTTTTCTTCTTCGGTTTCATCAAATAAATCAGAGTTTTTGGTTAGCGATTTGAATTGCTTATCTTCGAAATCCTTTAGTTGTTGCATCATATATTCATCCATAGGATCAACCATATACACAACATCATAATCTTTTTCAACACACTTACTAATAAATGGCGAACTATTTAATATGTCGACAGATTCGCCTGTTAAGTAATATATATATTTCTGATCGTCCTTCATATCTTTTACGTAATCAGATAGCGATATCATTTTATCTTTGTGCTTTGATGTATTAAATCGAAGTAGCTTAAGCAACTGCGTTTTGTTTTTATTATCTTCATGAATGCCTAATTTAATGTTCTTGGAAAATTGTTCATAAAATTTGGTATAATTATCTGTTTCAGCAATTTCATTAAACATCTCTATGCATTTTTTAACAATATTCTTTTTTATAACGTTGAATATCTTATTTTGCTGTAATGTTTCTCTCGATATATTTAATGGTAAATCTTCACTATCAACAATACCTTTTACAAAACCTAAATAATCTGGTATAATGTCTTTACAATCGTCCATAATAAACACGCGTCGAACATATAACTTTATGTTATTTTTCTTTTTAGCAGGCTCGAATAGATCAAATGGTGCACGTTGTGGCGTAAATAATATTGCTTTTACTTCAATTTGTCCTTCTATTGAAAAATGTTTAACAGCCATATGCTCCTCCCAATCATTTGATATCGTTTTATATAACTTAACATATTCGTCTTTATCAACATCTTTTGGATCCTTTGTCCAAATTGGTTTATTTGCGTTTTGTAGCTCATATTCATGTAATGTTTCTTTGACTTTTTTGGTTTTTTTTGGTTTTTCTTTTTCAGCATCTTCGTTAATTTCTGTTATTTTTGGATCGTCGTCATCATCCTTTGTTTCATCATTTGTTTCATCCTTTGTCTCATCTTTTGTTTCATCCTTTGTTTCATCCTTTGTATTATTAATAGGTTCTTCTTCGTCGTCAGTAACATCTTTTTCAACAGTTTTTTCGACATATAATGATATTGGAAAACTAATAAATTCAGAGTGCTTTTTGATAATATCCTTTAACCGACGCTCTTCTAAATACTCTTTCTGATCATCTTTCATATGACATATTATTTTAGTTCCTCTTTTTAATTCATCATCATTATATTCAGATATGGTAAACGTACCACCTGCACACGATTCCCACATATAACACTTATCATCGTTATGTTTTGATATAACTTGCACATTATCAGCAACTAAATATGTCGAATAAAAACCAACTCCAAATTGACCGATCATACTAACATCTGCCCCTGATGACATTGACTCAATAAATGCCTTTGTACCTGATCTCGCAATGGTTCCTAGATTATTAATAAGATCTTCTTTCGACATTCCAATACCACTATCATATATAGTTAGAGTGCCTTCGCTTTTATTTGGTATAATTTTAATAAATAATTCTTTCTCTGATTCTAATCGTTCCTTATTTGTTAAGCTCTCGTATCTAATTTTATCGAGTGCATCTGATGAATTTGATATCAATTCTCTTAAAAATATTTCTTTGTTTGAATAAAATGTGTTAATGATTAAGCTCATTAACTGATTAATCTCGGCTTGGAATGCAAATGTTTCTTGGGACATTTTATATTGTGCAAAAATGTTGATTTATATTTTTATAAATTGACATTTCTTTAAGCCAGTATAATCAATGTTTTTTCGATTTAATCGCAATGTATTTTGACTTATATTTAAGGTATTTGTTATGCATTTTAGCAACCATTTCGCTAAATACACAATGTCAAATATTTAATCATTGATTTTACGAGCATGTATAATATTATATAAAATAATTATATAATATATATTAATATGGCATCACAAGATGAAGAAACAATACATATATTACATAATACGACCGAATTAAAACAGTTACCATCAACTATTCGACGTGATTTCGATATAATATCTGCAAATATTAGTCTATCGTTACAAGACGCAACGTATATAAAATATTTAGTAGTAAATGGCCGAGTAAGATGTGCTGCGAAAATTATCAGAGATGGTAACGTGTATAATTTAGATTGGTTAAAAGCTAATATCGAACTCGAAGAAAAGAGATATTGCACAAACTTATTCAATTATGTATGCGGTTCGATATTACAATCTCCGAAAGAATCAGTTGAAATTATAAATCAAGATGAAACGGAAAAAGGTCATAATTTATGTTGCGGTCCTAAAACTAGGAAATTATTTGATGTATCATTTATTTTTACCCATCGACGAATTGGTACATATATATTGAAACAAAAAAGCACGTCAAGTAATGATATGATTAATTACTTACACAGCGATGCTATAGCGATTGCCATATATCATGTGCTTGAATCTGGTTCGACATTAGAAATTAGTATGATGTTAGAATATCTTGCCAAATATCCTAATGATATTACTCATATGAGCCATGATTACATTTCGTCGCTAGTTAATATTCGACATATAAATTCGCGCATGAATAAAGAAGTTCCAAATACGTCTCAATTAGAACGTATTATAACAAAAGAAATAACGCGTCGTCTCCAACAAACACATGAGCCACAAGAACATATTCAATATACATGTGATTGGCAACAAATGTATTTAAATAAAACAATACCAAAAGGAACGCATATAATTTTGACGGATGGCCATGCCGACACACACGCCCGCGATTTTATCTTAAATGATGGTACAACATCAATATTAACAACCAATCGTCGTTTTGTAAAATTATCCGAAATTCTTGGAATGGAAGTTATTGCGGAGACATTAGACGAAACACCTCCTGATAAAGTTGTAAGTGAACCAGATATACCGCGATCACATGACAACCCAGTTGATCATGTTGGTGGAAAACTAACACAATCATTGGAACCATATAATAAATATATAAAATACAAAACAAAATATATTAATATGGTAGGCAAAATATATTAATATGAAAAAAATGAATGTGATTAAGAGCATAGTCACATAGCAAACAATATGACATAATGTATCAATATCATTTGGTATATGGTAAATTACAGATTTATGAGCATGCATTTTTCAATGGGCTGTTAGAACACATACATACGTAACTACTACCCTGTTTACATGGGTAATACGAAGTGTATTCCGGTGACACATTTTTGCAATATGTTTTACAATCTGGAATGCCACACATATTATCGGATTGATACTTATTAACCATTACACTGCTCAATATTATTGTTATATTATTGTTATATAATAATAATGTTTGAAGGGAGATATTAACAATACTGGTATGCGTCATTTGTACACACTGTCGAAAATTGATAATTAAACTCATTAACGTTTAATCAATTATATTAATTAATTAAATACCCACTAACATTATGGCTGCTCAAATAAAACTTGAACTGAAAAACGCAGTGCTATTTTACACAAAACATTTTAACTACGACAATGAAGTATGCACGATATGTTGCGAAAAATTGGACAGTTATAATAACGTTATTTACATTGGAGAATGTGGACATATGTTTCATAAAAAATGCATAAGTGATACATGTCCTATCGATAATAACCCATTTATAATTGCCAATAAAATCGACTTAATGTTCATATAACTACAACTTTAGTTGATATATATAATATATCAACTAAAACAAAAAACGCAAATGAACTACGATTTTGAACTGTATCCATTTCAAAAGCAATCCAAAGATCATGTGCTAAATAACGAGCATGTATTAGTAACTGCGCACACTGGATCTGGTAAATCCGTTATCGCGGAAATAGCAATATACAACGCAACTGTTATATATAATAAAAAATGTATATATACAAGTCCAATTAAATCACTATCGAATCAAAAGTACAACGAGTTCAAAAAAAAATTCAATAATGTTGGCATAATAACAGGTGATGTGAAAATAAACCCAAACGCGGATGTTATAATAGCAACAACAGAGATATTGAGAAACAGCTTATTAGCTGGTAATAACAATCAATACGACGGAATACTAATTGACAATGTTCAATGCGTTATATTCGACGAAGTTCATTATATATCCGATCCTGATCGTGGAAGCGTGTGGGAAGAATGTTTATTTAAATTGCCAAATAACATACAGTTAATTATGTTATCTGCAACTGTATCAAACCCAACATATTTTGTTAACTGGTTATCTAAAATAAAAAAAAAGCAAATACAATATGTAACCACTGAAAAAAGAATTGTTCCGTTGACCCATTTTATATATACTAATAACGCGTTTAATAAGTTAGATAGCGAGAATATTGATGTTGCGAAAAAAGAATACATGCGAAATAATCACAATAAAAACAAAATACTGTTTTCGTGTATAAATAAATTAATTGACCAACAACAATACCCAGCAATTATATTTAATTTCTCTAGAAAAAAATGCGAGGCACTTGCTCAACAAACATCTGGCTGTATTATATATCAAAAATATGAAGATGATATGCCATATGAAGATGATATATCATATGAAGATGATATGTCATATAAAAGCATAGTAGATATTAATAGTATTGACCATATATTAACCAAGTATATCGAATGCAAAAGTGAATATAATAATATCACGAACAGTAATAAATACATACAGCTTAAAAATATGCTATTCAAGGGAATTGGCTATCACCACGCTGGTATGATACCGATATTAAAAGAAATAATTGAAATTTTATTCCAACAAAAACTAATACATATATTATTTGCCACGGAAACATTTGCAGTTGGTGTTAATATGCCTGCAAAAACTGTTGTATTCACACAATTGACAAAACCAGTAAATAATAGTATTAATCAGCGTATATTAACATGTTCGGAATTCACACAAATGAGTGGTCGAGCGGGTCGTTTGGGTATAGATACATTTGGCACTGTTATAATATTATTTATGTATGATTACTACACAAATAACGACATTAGTTCATTGCTTAGCGGAAAATATATGGCGATTAAATCAAACCTCAACATAGATTATGTAATGGTTGCTAATATATTAAATAAAGGTGAGTGCAGTGATATATTGACAAATTCACTTAGATATTGTGAAAATGTTGATAATATAAAACAATATATAGATCATAAAAATAAATACGATGATGAATTAGTTAATATTAATTATTCGGAAAATGATTTTGATAATGAATTTATTAACACATTACATGATTATAACAAAATAATTGAATTAGAAAGAGAGTATAATGATATGGGATTAAAATTAAGTAGTAAGTTACAAAAAAAAATAAATAGTGATAAGCACAAATTTGAAAAGAATAATATATTCCATAATAAATACAAAAAATATGATAAATATTTGCAAATAAACAACAAAATCACGGAACTAAACAATTTCATTGATAATGAGCAAAATGAAGTTATAAAACAATTTAACGATTATGAGCAACTGCTAATAAAAACTGGTTATGTAAATACAATTAAAGGGCGTGCGTTAATATCGTTATCAAACACAATAAATAATATTTTTATAGTGGAAATTATATCAAATAACGTAATTGATAATATGGACAATGATGAAATATTAAGTATATTAACGATGTTATCGACAAATAAACAAAATATTAATAATGTAACACATAATAATGTAACACATAATAATGTAACACATAATAATGTAACACATAATAATGTAACACATAATAATGTAACACATAATAATGTAACACATAATAGTAATAACATACATATTGATAATATAGCTGATAAATTCATCGAAATGGGAAAAACATTTAACATCCACAATGACACATGGGAGTACAACACATGCAATGTAAAACACGTATTAAATTGGAGTAATAATGAACCAGTTGATTTCTGTGCTATTTATGAAGGTGATTTTATAAAAGTAGTGTTAAAAATAATCGCGATAATAAACGATTTTATTTTAGGATATAATATATTTAACATGCATTATATGATAGAACGGATGGAATATATAAAATGCTCGATTGACAAAGATATAATGTCTATAAAATCACTGTATATTGATATGTGATATGTTGTTTTATGTGATTTGTTATGATTTGATGTTATAATAATATCAAATCATAACAATATAATGTGTGTGTATTAATAAAATGGAAAAGCTACTTTATTACGTGGAATTTATTAATAACAGCCCGTTTCTAAAACTAACAAACGGACGAATTAATCCAGTTAAAACAATACATATTGGTGAAGATACGTTAACAATATGCTATACGTTATATACACTTGACGTATTTAAAGAAATTGTAAACAGTAATAAATTAAAGATAATGAATATGACCACTAACGATATGGATGTAACAATAAATGTGAATTATAATATTATTCAAAATCAAACTAACGATTACATACAAAACGAGTACGTACAAAACGAGTACGTACAAAACGAGTATAATAACATTGGATTAAATATGCATGGGTTCATTACATATGAACTTATGCACTCTGGAAAACTTGTTGATATATTAGATAATTTCGATGAGATAAGCAATGATGTTGGTATATATCAAAACGAATCATTATCTAATAAATTAGTTCATACATATTATCATATTACAACGTAAGAGTATGTATACATACAATTCATTTTATGTGATGCAATCATATAGTCAATCAATTCATAATGAGCATTGTTAAAAAATTTTTTGTTGCATGTACATTTATTTTATTATACTCAATGTTAATTGAGATGATTGCAAGGCACTATTATGCAGATGGAGATATTATATGTCAGGAAAATAATGTATTTAATTTAATGTTTATTAGCGGTATATTAAGCTACTTAATTGCTGATATACTATCTCAACAAGTGTTGCCAAATAATAGTATAAATAGCGGATTAAAATATGCAGGAATTATATTAATATTAATTTCTATTGTGCGATTTTGGGGAATTATATCGAGTACCAAAAAAATATTTATTATATTCATTGCCATAATTTATTTAATAATTAATCAAAACTAACTGTTAATTTATCGTTGATAAACTCGTGAGCTAATTCTGATTTGGAATAATTATTATTAACATACTGTGTAAGAGCTATATGTTGCGCATCGTCAACAGTATGTGTATGTAATAACTCTTTGTAATTCGTATTGTTTTTCAAAAGTGTTTCGATGTTCATTTTTCGGAGCGCATCGTTTTCGTCTAATACATTGTTCATATAATCTTTATATGCATTTGTATTTGTGTCGAATATAATATTTCTTTTTTCGGCTCGCGATGCCAAATATATCATTTTTTTATTACATAATAATTTTTCATGCAAGTCATGCTCTAATATTGTTTTTATATCTGGCTCCCCTGTGCATATATATGATCGACACAAATCATCGTTCGTATATTCTAATTTATGAAGCGTATACGCATGCCTTAGCATACGTTCACGATCCTTTTTTGGACATTTCTTTTGTTTAACGTTGTTATTAATGTTATTTATATATTCTTTGTGTGGTACAGATGTTCTGTTACTTCGCATGAAATATTATATGTGCGCACACATTGACTATATTAATGTAGTATAATAATTATTCAGATACTATAACACGTAATGATTGTGTGTTGTATGGACCGGGTACACATAACTTTCTTAATGACTTATCATCGCCTTGTAGATAATTACCCTTAAATATAACTTTAATTTTATCAATTGATGTATTTAAAAATATGCTTGATTGTCGCTTATATTCATATAATGTACTGTCAAATGTTCCATCAAACCTGGTACGCCGACCATCCATTATATTAATATATATATGGTCATGTGATGGGCCAGTTGGTTGCACTGACGGTGCGGGTGGTGCTGGTTGTGGTGGTTGTGGTGGTTGTGCTGGTTGTGGTGGAATAATCCTAACACGGATATTTGTTGTAGGTTCGATATTATGTTGTTCAAATGTTTTTTCATATTCAGTTATTTCGCGACCACTATACATTATGGCAATTCGATCAATTGGTATACCAGTTTGAGTGTTAATGTAATTAACAAACTCTCTTAATGTACTATTAATCGGTCCGTCAAAAGTATATGTTTCGTTAATTACTATTGGATAAGATTGCGGTGGTAGTGGCGGTTTATAAGTAGAATCATTCGATCTAATAACGAATGTATGCAACCCGATGTCTTTTTCGCTTAACCCATATGAGCGAAGTGTTGCAGTATTATCATGTAGTATCGTTCCGGAACATATCACACTAATATCATCAAATGGCATTTTTAACACGGCACTCACCGCCTGTTTGTATTGAAATAATGTACTATCTAAAGTACCGTCAAAATCATACGAATAATCGCTGTTAAAATACAGTATCTTAATATTACCACCGCCATGTTGTTGTGCTTCCGTATACTTAGATTTGTATTTTTTATATTTGTTGTAGTAAATATTGCGTTCAGTCATTATTATATTTATACGAAACATAAAAAATTGATAAAATTAATTAATATATCAATATAGATAAGTAATATTAATTTAACACATTTAATATATCGAAAATGGCAGTAGACGCATCGTCATTCGGACGGATTAGTAAAAAGCAGTGGGATATCGTAGAGACGTTTGCAGATGAGCATAGCTCGCGTGTATACTCAGCAATGCAATCATTCGTTGAAAAGTTAAATAACCCAATAAATGAAACTGTTAATAAATTGCTAACAATACCAATGCTAGAACAGAGTATCGATATTATACACGCGTTATATGAACACAATATAATACCAAATAATTTTAATTTCGCGGAACACATAGCCAGCAAAATCAATAATGATAATATTATTAATTATCTATGCAAACGTGGGGTAATTACTGACAAAAACAAATTCAAAAAGCACATTAAATTAGTAGTTGATGAAGAAAAAGCTCGCGATACTATAAATACACAAGAACGCGACCAATTTGATAAATTATTTAATCCAGATTACATAATAAATAAACATAAAAAAAGCAATAAAACTAGTAAATATGAAAAAATAAAGCAAACAAATACATATGATCGCTTTTTAAAAGAGGTTGATAAAATGCATAAATTGATATATTCGCAAAGCAAGAAACATAATATATGTTTTTCTAATTTATTAGAAATTAGACTAATTGGATTGTTTATGTTGATAATAAAGTTATGTAATAGTATGGATAAACAGCGCACTAGTAAGTATGCATATCATATATACGAGCTAATTTACACCATTGAAATAGTATTGTCAAAAATAAATAAATATTATACAGTTGATAAATTAATAATAATGTTGCTAATGTACTGGCAACATTATATGATGCTCATTATATCATTCAAAATAAATACATTTCTAAGATCGTTTAATAAAATAACATATGCATCGCAATATGATGATATTATACCTCGACTAACAATAGATTTATACAAGGGACAGGAAGAATTCGCAAAATGTATATATGATGCCGTTTGTAATGTTAAAAATAAATTAATTTTATATAAAACATCAATCGGACAAGGTAAAACGAGCTCTGTTGCTATAATATCATATGTATCTAATATTTTCTATAAAAACACAGGATGTCGCAAAAAAATATTATATACATGCGCACTAAAACACGTTAGACTTGATGTAGGGCAGATTGTATATAATATAAAAACAAGATTTGGTTTTTGCTTTCTGGATAAAAAAAATGAGTTATTCGTTAGATTACAAACACTTAGTCTCATTGATAAAAAAAAATATAAAGATATGAATTATTGTATTGATCAAGCCGATATACTTATATTAGATGTTGCATCAACACAGGCATTGCTCAAATATTTACGTGATAATAATATGTGCACCGATCATTATATATTATTCATTGATGAACATACTGTGGGTGTTGATTGCTGTAGTGCAATTGATGATTATAATAAAGATTATGGTGAAAGAAGTGTAACTGCGATGATATTAGACATATTGAGAATAGCACCACCAATTACAATATTATGTTCTGGAACATCGCCGTATTCACATAATATAGCACCGGTAATAAATTTATTTACGAGTAAATTTAAAAAATGTGACGTTGTTAATGTTAATGCGATGGAAGACATGAAAATCGGGGCAAATATATATGATTATAATGGGCGCATAATAAGTATATTTACGACTTGTCGAAATAAAGAGCATTTGCACAGAGCAATATCGGTGCTAAATAATAACTACAACACGCGACATTATGTTACATGGGAATTATTATATACGATAATTGATTGGTTTTCCAAAAAAGGAATTAAAATAATAGATATTGATAAAATGATACTTTTAAATAACATTCATCATAAAACATTGATTGATATATACATTCAATTAATTGAAAACATAATTGAATTAGACGATGATATTATTAATGCATTTATTAACCATCATTGTGGCGTTGATTTAGAAGAATTTGACGAGCATGAGTATGATGAAAAAGTAAATAATATATTTACAATTAATGCATATAAATATCAAAATGGATGCTTAATCGTAACAGATAATCCGTTAGAATTAGGTATGTATATATTAAATTTATTGATGGGTAATAAAATATCGTACAAAAAAATGATGAACGATTTTTCAACAGCATGTGAAAAATACGTAACGGATTGTGCTAAAATAAGCCACTCTAAAGATAAAAACGATAAAATCAATAAATTAGGGCATATGCAACAAATCAGTGAGCAAATCGAAACTATAACTGTTCCGAAAGTTAATTTCCCACATCACTTACAAATAAATACATCGGAGCATCATAATATGTACTCGGACAAAGATGATAATATTAACGTAAATATGTTTACTAAATTTAAACCACGAACCCCACTTTGTTTAGAAAAGTTACCAACAAATACAAATATACCAAACGAATATATGATGTTATTATGCTGTGGAATAGCAATATACACTGCTTCTGATTTAAATGAAGAATATTATGACATTGTACTGCAATTAATCAAAAATCAACAACTTGCATTTATAATAACCGATAAAACAATATGCTTTGGTACTAATTTCCCTATAAGCAATATTATAATACTTAATAATGTTGCATGTGATTTATCTATATCAACAATATACCAGCTAATAAACCGTGCAGGGCGTCTAGGTAAATCCACATATGCAAACATACATATATTATGCAATAAATTAATTAGTCGAATAATAAACAGCTTCATATTAACAGAAACTTTATTAACAGAAAGAGAAGCAATACACTTAAATGAACATGTACAATATATTGATAATGTAATCAATTCAGAAATAGCTAAAATATGTAACCTCGCGTTTAATCCACCGCTATTTCGAGAAGAACGAGAAAAATGGTTTTTTATGATGAAAGATCATAAAGAAGCGATTGATAACTTACGTGATCGACAATTTAAAAAAGGTTGTATGCAACGACATCGCCATTTTTACAACTTCCGTAACAATGTTAACAAAATAAATGCACGTGGTACGTATTTACCTCCACATCGACGATAATTAATGATTGTAATTGATTGATATATTATATAGGTATATAATATATCAATATGGAAGTTAATACAATTTATACATTATTGTCGATGGACAAAATAACACGTGATCTGAAATATATAGATCCATATATCGATACTGAAATTAGTTTTTGTACGAAAATACCGGACATGGAATTTAAATACAATGGTGTTGTTACAATAACATATGATGGTGGTGATTTTTTTCGCATTCCATCGTATTACCGCATCATCGACAACAAAACTAAATGTATTTTGGTAGTTGATAATGACATGGACAAAAAATCCATTAATATATTCGCGAATCAAAATAGTGTATACGTTCTACAAAATAATGACGTTGGATATAAACGTATTGATGAACACGATTTGCGACACAATTCGTTTGAGCATGCGTTAATTCATGGTGAATTGAACACATTAAATAATATATACATTATCCCGCGATATTATGTTGATTTGATAAACAAATTAAAGATTATGGTTACATATGATGCACTTAAGCTTACGTGCGGTGGTACGGTTATAATGTTACCTGTGTACAAAATTGGTGATTTAACATTTATAATATACGATATAAAAGATGTTAAATACAGACGTATTGTGCATTTCGATAGGTATATTAATATGATGTACTTCATGGCACCCAATCAACACAATATCATCGATATACCATATTTACATAAATTATATCACATTGCAACCGCAATACAAGTAACTAACCATAATGCAATAATTAATAAGCACTTCGATAAAATATGTCGATTGTATAGTGTACTACTATCCAATATTAATACTTGCCAGTATATTGAATATGTTTATATGATTTATTGTGAATTACGTGTATTGATTACACGTCAAAATAATATAAAAGCGTACGCAACGGAAGCGCGACTGAAAGCGTACGCAACGGAAGCGCGACTGAAAGCGGACGCGCACCATCAAATGTTAATGACCGATGACGAATTGATGCGGCGAGAGGACGAGGAAGCGAAAGCGAAAGCGAAAGAGGACGAGGAAGCGAAAGCGAAAGCGAAAGAGGACGCGGAAGCGAAAGCGAAAGCGAAAGCGAAAGAGGACGAGGAAGCGAAAGCGCTACGGCAAGCGAAAGCGAAAAAGGAAGAGGAAGCGAAAGCGAAAGCGAAAGAGGACGCGGAAGCGAAAGCGAAAGCGAAAGAGGACGCGGAAGCGGAAGCGCTACGGCAAGCGGAAGCGCTACGGCAAGCGAAAGCGAAAGAGGACGCGGAAGCGGAAGCGCTACGGCAAGCGGAAGCGCTACGGCAAGCGAAAGCGAAAAAGGAAGAGGAAGCGAAAGCGAAAGCGAAAGAGGACGCGGAAGCGCGACTGGAACGGGAACGGGTTGCGACAGCGAAAGCGAAAGAGGACGAGGAAGCGAAAGCGAAAGCGAAAGCGAAAGCGAAAGAGGACGCGGAAGCGAAAGCGAAAGCGAAAGAGGACGCGGAAGCGGAAGCGCTACGGCAAGCGGAAGCGCTACGGCAAGCGAAAGCGAAAAAGGAAGAGGAAGCGAAAGCGAAAGCGAAAGAGGACGTGGAAGCGCTACGGCAAGCGACAGCGAAAGCGAAAGAGGACGCGGAAGCGAAAGCGAAAGAGGACGCGGAAGCGCTACGGCAAGCGAAAGCGAAAAAGGAAGAGGAAG